TTATTATGTATATCAGACTACCCCTTATGAACTTAACAAAAAGCACAATAAATGCGGTATTTAAGGGATTTTAAGCGGCATTAGATTAATTATCAATTTCCACATATTTCTATGTATTTCTATATATTTCAATAGCAAAAGTGTGTAGTAAGTGTGTAGTAACAAGATTAAAAGTGTGTAGTAAATTAAAACTAAATAAAGCCTTGATATATGACATAAATATGAGAAGAACTTGATAATGTTCTTCTCTTTTTTTATGCAAAAATATAATCAGAAAGAGAGGTAGTGCAAATGTTTTCTGATGAAGTAAGAGAAAAAATCTTGAGCAAAGAAGAATTACAGAAACTTGACTTAGTGACATTATCTCTTGTTATCCACGCAATCGAGGAAGTTTTAGAGGAGGCAGACAATGAACAATCCTTATCAGCAACCGATTATGAGTAATTATATACCACAGTACGGAGCGTATCAGTACAATCCTATGGCGAATATCCAGAGATTTCAGTCACAGGAGCAGATACAACCACAAATCCAACAACCTATGCCACAGCAGATAGCAGGCATTAACGGAAGAATAGTACAGACAGTTGAAAATATTAATGCAAATGAAGTGCCTATGGATGGCTCAATGGCATTTTTCCCAAAACAGGATATGTCGGAAATATATGTTAAGGGTTGGAATGCTGACGGAACAATTAAGACGGTTGTGTATAAGCCTTATACAGCCCCTAAAGATAATCAGACAGTAAATTCTATGGCTAATACAGAAAACGCTAAATTTACCCTATCAGACGAAAGCACACAGCTATTTCTGAATAAGTTTGAGGAATTATCGGAGAAAATAGGGCAGTTGGAAAATAGATTTGATAAATCTTTAGGAACACAGAGAAAAACATCAAGAACTCAAAGTAAGGGCGGTGATGAAGAATGAATCAGCAGTTAATTCAAACTATAAATCAACTTAAGTCAATTCGGAATCCACAGCAAATGGCAATGAATTGTTTACAACAGTCGGCACAGCGTGGAAATCCTATGGCAAAAAACTTGCTTAATCAGATAAACAGTGGAAACACGCAAGGCGCAGAGCAAATTTTAAGTAATTTTATGAATACACAAGGAATAAACCTTAATGATATTAAGGGTATGATGAATTAGGACATTTTGGGTTGTGCGCACATAATGACCGGTTATCCCATTTGTTAATAAAATAAATGGAGGTAAACAAGATGTTTAATTCAAACGGAGTTAGTCTCGCAGATATTGCCGCAGTAACAGGCAATAATCGTAATAACGATGGTATGTGGGGCGATGGTGCATGGTGGATTGTAATTCTCTTAATCTTTGGCTGGGGCAATAACGGCTGGGGCGGTTTCGGTGGAAATGGCAACGGCGCAGGCTACACTGATTCAGCTATACAAAGAGGTTTTGACAATCAGGCAGTTATCAGCAAGTTAGATGGCATTTCTAACGGACTTTGTGACGGCTTTTATGCTATGAACAACAGTATGCTCACAGGCTTTAATGGTATTAACACAAATATCATGCAGACAGGCTACGGCATACAACAGGCAGTAAACGCTGATACAGTTGCTAATATGCAGAATACTAACGCTTTACAGTCACAGCTTGCTAACTGTTGCTGTGAGACAAGAGAAGCTATTCAGGGAGTTAATTACAATTTAGCAACTAACACTTGTGCTTTACAGAACACAATGAACAATAATACAAGAGATATTATTGACAGCCAGCAGGCAGGAACTAGAGCAATCCTTGACTTCCTGACAAATGACAAGATTGCAACTTTACAGGCAGAGAATAACGATTTGAGAAGAGCAGCTTCACAGGATAGACAGAATGCGCTTCTGACTACTACAATGGCAGCGCAGACAAATCAGATTATTGACGCAGTAAGACCTACGCCGGTTCCATCGTTCCCAGCTTCTAACCTTTATGGTTATGCATATGGCTGTGGTTGCAATACCGGCTGTAATTGCTAACAACTGAATAATTGAGTATCTTAATTGAGTTTAACTCGATTATGTCTGCTATGCAGTATTACTTATAACCAAAGGGCAGACTACAATGTTTGCCCTTATTTTTATGAAAGAGAGGTAAAAAATAATGGAAATAACAGGAATTGCGTTACAAACAGTTGCCGCCGGAGAAGATGTTGCATTCACAGAAACAGCAGTAAACGGAACAAAATGTATCGTACACAGACAGGGAAGCGGAATTATCAAGTTAAGAGGTATCACAAATCAGTGTAAGGCTAGATTCCTTGTATCGTATTCCGGCAACATTCAGATTCCGACAGGTGGCACAGTTGGAGAGATTTCACTTGCAATCGCGGTTGATGGAGAGCCTTTGCAGTCAACACGAATGATTGTAACACCGGCAGCAGTTGAGAATTTCTTTAATGTATCAGCACAGGCATATGTTGATGTACCTTGTGGCTGTTGCAGTACTGTAGCGGTGCAGAATACATCTACACAGGCTATTGAAGTGCAGAATAGTAACTTAATCGCAGTAAGGGAGGCTTGATATTATGCACAAATGGGCTAAACAGATTATGGAATGTGTCAAGGCTAAGGTTGAAGCAATCGGATTAGATAGCTTTGAGGGGCAGAACCTTGACGATTTAAAGGATTTTACAGAAATAGCTAAGAATATAGCTTGCTTTGACAAGGATTACAGAATTGTTGAAGCTATGGAAAAGTCAGAAGATAATGAGGATATTATGCGTATGCTTGAACAGTACGAAGATTATCCGGACAGAAGATACTATGACCACTACCGCTATGCAAATGGCAGATTCGCCCCTAAAGGCAAGGGAACATATCGTAGAGGATATGAAGAACCACCTTATATGCACATGTACCCAGAAGCAGAGCATATGAGAGATATAGATAGAGATTATGGCAAGATGTATTATACAGAGCCAATGTCTGAAAGTAATTACGACAGAGCAAAGAGAAACTACACAGAAACTAAGGAAATACACAAGAATAACACACCAGAGGACAAGGAATACAAGATGAAGTCACTTGACAGCTATACTAAGGAACTTGCAAGCGATATTACAGGTATGGTGGCTGATATGTCGGCAGAAGAAAAGAACTTACTTAGAACAAAGTTAAGTACTCTTGTATCTAAGATATGATTTTAAGGGCTATGAGTAGCAATATTCATAGCCTGTTTTTGCACAATGATAACTGAATATTGGCTAGTGAAAAAATAATTATAACTTTTGCTTGACAGCTATACGCCATTGACGTATAATACAATCAAGAAATAAAGAAAGGGCTTGAATATCAAGCAAAGGTGAATATTATGAGAAAAGAAGAATTAAAAAACATAAAGAGAGTAAGATTTAATGATTACTCAAACTACGACCCAGAAAAGTGTAACGACGGCGGTAGTTACGGCTTTTGGGCCGATTATAACTGCCTTGAAAATGGCAACTGGGAAATCAGTTACGGAACAACAGCAGATATGGAGTTTTGCCCTTGCTGTGGTAGTTTTGGCGACCACTACGACTATGACAAAGAAGAGTATAGTTGTGGTGATTTTGAAACAGTCACTACTGATGAGCTGTTAGAAAAGGTTAACAGTTTTGAAGAAAAGGAGGGTGAGTATATTGAGTTTAAATAACTCACCAATAAAAGAATTAAGGAAACAAACCAAAATGTCGCAACAGCAGTTTGCTAATTATTTTGGACTTCCATTAAGGACTTTGCAAGGTTGGGAACAGGATAGAAGAAAGCCACCAGATTATCTTGTAGAGTTATTAAAAAGAATATGGGAATTAGAAAACCACTAGCCAATATCGGTTAGTGGTTTTTGTTTTATTTAGAAAGGAGCATACAGATGGTTTTTAGCATTAATGGCACAATGTGGCAAGTACAATATGAAAATTCAAATTCAAGTGAATTAAAGCGGTCAGACAACGTTTCCGTGCTAGGTGTAACTGATAGAAATACACATACAATTTATCTGTCAAATGCCTTGCGTGGATTTATGCAACGCAAAGTGCTGATACACGAAGTATGCCACGCAATCTGTATGTCTTATGATGTGTATTTGCCTATCGAACAAGAAGAAATATTGTGTGATTTTGTAGCAACTTATGGAGATGAAGTATTTGACATTGTTGATATGGTGCTTGGAGCAGTTAGGAGAGTGGGATGATGAGTATTGATGAACTGTTAAAGATAATTCAAAAAACTAATCCGACTATGACTAAGGAATTGTTGATATATGAACTTAGTCAATGCCGGTATTCAAGTAAAGCGTTGATTTATACAGAAAAATGCTGTATTGACAGCAATGCTTAAAAATGCTATTATTTAATAGATGTAAACAATAGATAACTATTATATCATTTTACCTTAATAGAACCATAGTGGAAAGTTGCATTGATACATTTTTTGTATAGGTGCAACTTATTTTATTTTGGAGGTTTTGTTATGAGAGTTATTAGGTTGAAAATGTATCAAGAAATGGCTAGATTTAACAATCCATCAGCGCCAAGAGGTGCGGATTGCTATCCTTTACCGCCGTTCAGCACAGTTAATGGATTTATTCATTCAATGTGTCAATGGAAAAAGTATCATAAATTAGATTATTTTGTTACTGGCAAAGGTGTTTACAACACTAAAACACAGAAAGAATGGCACGGCGGCAAGCGTTTTAACAAGGTTAGCGATGAAATGCTTAAGCGTTGGGATATTATAACAGATTATACAGACGGAAGCCACACCGGATGGGTTAATACAGTTAAATATCATTTGATGTTAGTTGATTTATACACAACTATATACATCAAAGCTGATGATAGTGACATAGATGATATATACAATGCGTTACTAAACCCACCGGTATATCCATCATTAGGCGAGTATGGTGATTTATGTAAGATTGAAGCAGTAGACATTATAGAGCTTAAGGAACTTGGCGAACCTGTATCAGCTCCATTAGATACGCAATCTTATATTCCTGTTGATAAAGGCAATTTCGCAGGAACTATATATAGAATTAACAACAAATATGAAATCATCAAAGGTCTTAGACGATTCCAGAAAGTTCCTTGTTACTTAGTGGATAAAGGACAGGAAGTTGTTAGTAATCTTTTTGATGACGATAAACCGATTATTTTTATAAACTAATTTAAAACCCACGGAATATAGGTAAAGTTTTTCTTTACCCCCGTGGGTTAACTTTTTATATTCGCAATTTTAATTTTGACAATTTTCAAAATCCGTTTCAGATTTCGTTCAAATCCTACTTAAAAAATTGAAAAAATTTTCCTACAAAAATATAATGCAAAAATTTTGATACCCCCGTCATATGCAATTTTGAAATCCAAAAATCGGTTACACAGAATTTCAATTTTTGTTCCCGATTTTGTTCAGATTTGCCCTGAAAAATTGATGAAAAACTTTAGTATGGTAAAGCACTATATATAGACTTGACCGGCTGCGATTCGTGCTTGTTTTGACTTTGTGACTTTGTGATTTGACCTGTACGGTGGTTTTATTGTGTCGGTGTAGACTTATAAGCCTACAGAACAAAACAGCCTTAAAACGCCTTTGGCAGCGTTGCATAAAATGGGTATAATATGCCCTTGCAAGTCGTGGAAGCTGTCGCCAGTTCTGGAGAATTCAACAGAACGCACGCCGCCCCGGTTGGGTACACTTGTACACCTAAAAAGCCTTATATATAAGCATAGCATTATTGTATTAATTTTTCAAGGTACGCAAAGAAAAGCATATAAATATATATGCTTAATGCTTGCGGCTGGAATCGAACCAGCTAAACCAGAGCAAGCCAAAAAGGGCGCAGATTGTACGCCCTTAAAATTAAATATAACAAAAATCGCCTTGCGTTCCTGCGTTTATAATCATTTCCCCATCTTTGCGGCGATAAACCACGCCGCAACCACCATCATACAAAGACCAAACAAGCCACCCCGGCGGCGTTATCGCTTTTTTCTCTTTATAGTCATAAAAACAATAATGTGGTTTAATTCCTTGTTTTTCCTGCTCAAGTGCATTATTGATTATTTCGTCATCTGTTAATAATAATTGTGTGCCGTCTTTTAAATGTCCACAAAATCTCATATTTTCAATCTCCATATTCTTAATATTATCTCTTAAAAAGAAAAGCCGCCGCCGGTATCGGTCCGGCTGGCATCCTCTGCGGTGGTTTAAATTAATTCTACTTTTTCAACATTGCAAGTAACGCACTGCCCGAAATACGGCTTTTTTAGTGATACAAGCCGCACAAATTGCCCTTCTTTGTGATAAACCTCAAATACACCGCCCCATATTTCAAAGTGTTCTTTGCTCTGTCCAATTATGTGTACTTTTGCGCCTTTTCTAATTGCTTTAATCATTTTTTTACCTCTCTTTTATTTATTCCCTTAGAGGGTAAAGCAAGCCGGGGAATCGAACCCCGGAAGCGTGCCAACCTTGCTAATTATGTTAAGATCTGCAAAAGCTCCGCACGTTTAGTCTGTATCAACTTTTTAGCAGTCATAAAATTAACCGCACCGCCTGTCATATATTCGATATACTTCGCAGTGCTGATATATGCGTCAAATTCTGCCTTGTACGCTTTATCAAAAGCATTTTCTAATTCTTTGCTTTCTGGCTCTTCTGTCCATCTGCTTTCTGCTTCGTCTGCGACTTTTTCCAGCTGTTCCAACTTCTTAATCTTTTCAAGTAAAATCATCATAATATTAACTCTCCTTTCATTATGCGCCCTGTCTCATCAGTGCAGGTGGGGCAGTTCCTACAGACCGCCCGAAGGCGGTTTCGACTTAATCGGCTAAAATTGACCTTGCGGTGTTAAAAACGTAAAGTCTGTTGTGCGGATGGTGCTTAAAATCTCCATTGCTTTTTATCGTTTTCCCGATATTTTCATATTTAAGACTGACAACGATTAAATATTTTTCAAGCATTTCATCAGAACATTTTAAACAGTTTATAGCATTTTGGATGCTGCTTTTATTACTATTCCAGTAAATACCTTCGATTCTGCATTTCTTTTCTTCCTGTAATTCGTTAAATTCTTTCATTAAATCTTTCTTTGTCATTTTGATTTCCTCCTTTTATGCGTTTGCTTCTTTTCTTAAAATTTCGACACATTCATTTTTTGTGTGCTCTCCATAAAATTTCATAGGCTTATGAAACGCTTTCGCAAGTGCGAAATTTTCATGATTTTGTAAAAATAAATCACGGATTTCTAAAAAAAGTCTTTCTGTGATTTTCATACTGTTCTTTCTTTGTCATTTTAATACCCCTTTCTTTTCCGTCTGCCATCATCAGAGCAGGGAGACTATCCCGCGGCTGACGCTCCAAAATCGGAGCGTTTCGGCTAATATCTGCTAGGTTTTTCATAGCGTATAATTGCGACTGTTTCGCCTGTGCTTTTAAGAGTTCCCCAGCCGTTCCACATCGGACCATTTAAACCTTTTAGTTTAGGCTGATTATAAAGTTCTTCTCTCTGGCTTTCCGCCATGCGCCCGTTGTTATAGCCATAAATAAGACTTTTAAACTCTGCTGCTGTCTTAATTTCCGTCGGTAAATCGTAAACGCATTTATTACCATTTTCTAATAACCCTATTATCATTCTGTTACCTCCTCAATGTATATTCTTTCTTCTGCTCCTGTTTCGTCATCCTCATAGATTCCATTGAAACCATCAAACCAGCTTTCAGCTCCTCAGCAGCTGTATGTCTCACCGCCTAATAAAATTTTACCGCTTTCTGTTACAAGTCTGTATTGTTTATCCATATTTGTTTCCTCGCTTTCTTTATTTTGTAGCTTAATATTAACACCTTATAAGGTGTATGTCAACACTTTTTAAGATGTTTTTTAATTTTATTTTTAAGTGTTGCAAAACTGCAATATTTTATATATAATATAAAAAACAAAACAGAAAGGAGCTTTGAAATGCTTACATATAAAATAGATGTATTAAAAGAGCTGGCGCAGCGTGGCTACACCGCAAATAGAATGAGAAAAGAGAAGATATTGAGCGAGAGCACAATGCAGAATTTGAGGAATAAAAGCGATATTAATACAAAGACATTAAATACATTATGTATTATTTTAAGATGTCAGCCGAGCGATATATTAGAGATAGTACCAACCAATGACGAAAAAATAAAATATTTTTAAATAACACTAAAAATAGTGTTGACAATATAACGCTATCGGTATATACTTAAGGTACATTAAAAGAAAGGCGCACACGGTGCGAAAGGTGGAAAGGATGAGAACAATCGAATTATTAAGCAAAGTTGTTGGACTTGGATTTAGCAGAGAAAAGGCACTTGCTGATATAGACGCAAGCCTTGACGAAATAATCGGAGCAGAGAACAGAAAGCCAATTACAGAAGAGGAAGTCAGCGAAGAGCTGGCAAGCGATATTTTATTCGGGTTTGAATGCGAAAAAGAAAACAATTAAGAAAGGTTAAAAGGTGAATAATATGGAAATAACAAAAGAAATACGCGAAAGCAAAGAGATTTACGCGCAGCGAAAGAACTATGAAAATGCTGAATTAGCTGTGCTTAATGGTGCTACAGAAGAACAGGCACAAGCAATAGTACGATTGTGCGGAGATAGGCACTATATCCATAGGAACAGAAGCAGCGTTTTTCACGCTGAGTCCGGTGATGCCGAGACGATTGGGGAGTTGCTAAGCAATTGCTCAACAGGAGAGAGCATTAACGACTATTTGAGTAAGGCAGGACTGCCGAGGATAGAATACACCTACAGTTTTGATGATGACACATCAAACGATTATCTTTACGAGTTAGAGGGAATGACATACGAGGAAGCGGAGGAAGAAACTGACAAGGTGATGGAACAATTTGACAAGGATATAATGAAATATATCCAAGATTTTGACAAAAAATATAATACACATTTTACCCCTACTTTAGCGGGAAGAACGAAGGGATACGAATTTTAAGACGATAGAAGAAGATTGACTTTATAATATATTTATGCTATATTATTTTAATAATTAAATATATAAGATTTACACCCGATAATATTAATATTGTTATCGGGTTATTTTTATGTTATTAGATATATAATAATTAATTAGCTGGAGCAGATCCAGCAGAAAGGGGGAACATATGGAGAAACTACAGGAAACACCAGAAAGTCAAGAAATTTTTGAAAATGAAATCGATATGTATTTCAAAAGATTTTGCACAGATGAAAACATTGAAGATATGGCAGCGGCTCCGCAATCCCTTTTTTATGCTGCTTTAATTTATGTATATAATAATACTTTTAAAGGCACTAATAGATTAAAGCTAAAAGGTAAATTACAAGGATATAATAATAATAATTATAATAATCAATATAGTAATATAAATAATAGTAATTGTAATAGTTATAACTATGAGTATCTTAATTATATAGCAGATTATTATATATATATGTGTTATAAGTATAATAAAATATGTACTATATCAGGATATTGTAAATTAACCGGCATAAATGAAACTGTTATATATGATTGGGCTAATGAGAAGAGAGCATCAAAACTAAGTACATCGGCTTACGATTTGTGGGAAAAATTGTCAAAGGATTACGAATCTAGCGGAGAGGCTCGACTCTGGTCCGGTAAGAATCCAGTCGGGCAGCTTGCAGTTATGAATCGCCGCTTTGGTTGGAATCTTCCAGGTGTTAGTAGAGAAAACACCAGCAAAACACCTCTTACAGCCGCGGAAATACGTCAACAATTGAGCCAAAACAATACGCAATTAACAGATAAACAGCAGATAAACGCTGTAAACAATTCAGACACAATTTAAACAGCTCGCAAACCGCTTAAATACTTGGTTTGTGAGTAATAAGTATTTATATAACGCTGATAAATTAAGGTTTATCGGCGTTATGGTATGGATATAGTGTTAATTGTGTTAATTGTTTGAAAATATGGCATAAAATAGACACAATTACATAGACGAGGGCGGAGGGGGTTTATTTGCCCTCAGGACCCGCCCAACTAAGTCGCTCATTTTTCCACGATAAGAAAAAGGCCTTATATATTAATATATATATATTTATATTTTTATTGCCCACATAATACACATATTATATAATTATATATAAATAATACCTAACTATTAATCATATAATTAATGCTAATAAATCACTTATATATTTAATTAAAAATAATCCAATTAACATCTATACATTTAAGCTAATTAGGTGTATAATAGACACATATTAATTAATCACAAGATATTCAATAAACACATCAGAGAATCAGCCAGTCGGCTGAATAAATTCCAAAAAATTTTAAAAAATAAAAAAGAGTTAGGAGTTATAAATGCAGGGCAATGAATACCCAAAATTGGCTATGCGTACTAACGATAAAAAGGCATATCGTAGATTATATATTGAATTAACTGGCAAGCTTCCACTTAGTCCTCTAACAGAAAGCAATGCTAAGTGTAGCAACATAAATGACATAGCAGGACTTCTTAATGGCGTCTTAGGTTTAACTGGTGAAGCCGGCGAAGTATCAGACCTCGTTAAAAAGGGCATATTCCACGAAAAAGGCATAGACTTAGAGCACCTCAAGAAAGAGTGTGGCGATGTTTTATGGTACGTTGCTATGATTTGTGAAGCTTGCGGTTTTAATCTTGATGATGTAATGCAGACAAACATAGATAAACTTATAGCACGTTATCCGGACGGTTTTGGCACTTACAGAGCTAATCACAGACAGGCAGGTGATAAATAATGGGTAATCAGGATAAGCACTGTTACCAGTGCAAACATAGACATAAGTTATATTGTGAAAAGCCTTGTAATGCCTGTAATGGCAATCCAAATGTTGTAAAAGGCAAGGATAACTTCACAGAGCTTGAAACAGCAAATAAAAATGCAGTACTCTTTGAAACAAAAGAATAGCATATTGCCCCTTAGCCAAGTGGTCAAGGCACAGGATTTTGATTCCTGTATCGTGGGTTCAAATCCCACAGGGGTAGTTCAAGTGTTTAATTACACTTGTGCCTTTACAGGACTTATTGGTTTACTAGCATTAAGTCCTCCTTTCACCTCATAGCGAGAGCTGTTAAGGACTGTCAGATAGTCCGTGAGGTTTTGCGTATTATAAATATGCAAATAAAATTAAGTTATACCTATAGCGCAGCAGTTATCTGTATGGATAGACAGCGAGCGAAGCTACTTTCTTTGAGCCCAACTGCACGGGTAGAATGACATCCAAGCTTTGCCACGACCTGTTATAGGTGTCATAGCCTATACTGCTATTAAGACTAGCATTGTTTTTCAGTATCAACTATCCACCTTAATCGAAACATTTTCACAATGCTAGTCTTTTAAAACGATATGGAGAAGCGGCAACGATTGGCGGTGTTGCGGCAGACTGTAAATCTGTTCCCTTGCGGTAAACATTGTAGGTTCAATTCCTATCTTCTCCACTTTGCCGATATGGGATAAAGGTATTCCAGTAGCTTGCTAAGCTATCCAACAGAAATGTTGTTCGTGTTCGATTCACGATGTCGGCGTTTTGAAAGCACTTCTTGGGTCTGCGTGCGTAATGTTGTTTGCAGACTTATCCTAGGTTAAGAGGTGTGAGTAAGTTGATGTGTGGCGGAATGGGTAAACGCTAATAGCAGATAGAATGAGCTAGTGGTTCGAATCCACCATAGCATAACCACAGGGGAATACCTGATTGCTAGGGGCTTGAAAGGACAGGAGTGCTTGTTTATGTGTGGTTCAAATCCACACCACATCAATTCGAGTGGGAACGCATATCAATGTTCGTAGTGGGGATATGCAATGCTGTGAGTTGAGAAACCTGTTTTAGCAGCTAATTAAACTATATAACGGATAGTAGTTCAGATGGGAGTAACGCTTGATTTATTCAAGTAGTCACAGGTTCGATTCCTGTCTATCCGATTACAACAAACTAGCTTGACGAAGCGAAAAGCACTTCCGCTGTGCCTGTTTGTTGTTTTTATTGATTAAGCGGAGTGTGTATCACAGGCATACATAAATAATATCAAGCGGAGGTATTCGATTATGGCAACAATTAGAGTGCATAAAACAAAAAATTACACAGTTATGAGTAATACTCATTTAAGAGATAAAAAGTTAAGTTTGAAAGCAAAAGGATTATTGTCTGTAATGCTTTCATTGCCCGATAATTGGGATTATTCAATAGCTGGGTTAGTTGCAATAAGTAAAGAGAACGAAACAGCCGTTAAATCGGCTTTAAATGAGTTAAGGGATAATAATTATGTTGTGGTTACTAAGGAAAACCCGACAAAAAGCAATGGCGGAAGAATAAAGTACACCTACGAGGTTTACGAAGAACCATATAAACAGAAAATAGAAAAACAAGATACAGAAAATCTAGGGGTTGAATGTCAACAGGTAGAAAACCACGGACAATTAAATACTAATGAATTAAGTACTGATAAATTAAATACTAATAAACAAAATACTGAAAGATTAATTACTAATAAGGACAATACATCAATTAACATTGATGGAGAGGTACATACATCGTTTTCAGAGAAACCGACGGCAAGAGCTGTCACAAGAGATGAAATGTTGCTTAAAGAAAAAGATATGGTTAATAGGTTCAATAACATCTGTGACGACAGCATAGATAATTCAGCTATATGTGATTGTGTCAAAGACGGATTTAAGATGTATATGCAGTTATATGAAATCTATTTCCACAAAGTACATCCAATACTTACAGATAAGACATTAAAGAATGTATGTTTTGTACTATCAACTATCACAGATACAGAACACGGACATTTCGACGCTGATGCTATATACGAAACAGACGATAAGAGCATTACAGTTTTACAGAGAATGATTAACGACCATTTCATCAGAGAACATAGAGAAAGCACCAACTACTCAATAACACATTTTGCCAATGCTGAATATCTTGGCAAGCTGGCAAATAGATTTATAGAGATGTAAAGGAACAATGTTTATGAAATTAATATTAGGCATAATGTTGCTGATATGGGTTTATTACAATATCAAATACATTGAAAGAGAAGATATATCTATTGCAACAGCTGTTAAAGAGGGAATGTCGATAATAATATGTTTGCTGACAGGTATATTGGCAATTATGATACAGAAAATGATGTAAAACAGACAAGGAGTGATTATTATGGCAGCAGGCGTACACCCACTAAACAAAGATAAATTTTATGAAGCAATTAACCTGTACATATCAGGGCAAGTATCACAGGAAAAAGCGGCAAAGATAGCAGGCTGTAGTAAACCAACATTTCTTAAATACGCCAACAAGATTTATGGCGGCGAGGAATTACCGGATAATTTATGGGGGAAGAAGTGATATGTGTGAATTTTGCAATGGTAAAAAGAAGAAGATTGAAAATGGCTATACATATGGCAGAGCATATATAGAATCAACTAATTATGGCAATTATTATAAACTTTGCTATGACAACAGCGGTGAAGAATATGGAGAGGGGGAGTTTGAAATCAATTATTGCCCTATCTGCGGTAGAAAGTTGGTGGAATGATGGCAGAACCTTTAAGTAAATTAGCAGAAAAATGTAAAAGTTGCCCTAAATCTGAAAAATGCGACCATAAAAGAATGGAGTTATGCGCTTTAGCAGATTTGCCACCACAAAATCTTGCAAGCACTACACAAGGCATTTTGATAGACAATATGTCGCCTATATTGAGGGAAGAAATAAAAAGCCCTTTAAGTCCATTTAGGTACAAAGATGAATTGGAAAAAGCGTTAAATGATTCCCATTTTGGAAATATGTTTATGTATGGTGCTTAGAAAGTTAGTGAAAGAATGATTAAAGAAGCATTGTTGGATATTTCAAAAGGATATGTCAAAGTTTTCTTTGATGGTAACCCAGTTGATAGTATATATAGTGTAGATGGCATTACAGACGATGAGTCTGGAATGAAAAAGATACAACTTACTTTTTTAGTGAAAGAAGTGCTTTTTAAAGAATAACCGAAGAGTTTGCCAATTTTGCAAAGGGGGATTACTATGAAACATCAAAAAGAATGGCACACTTGCGATAGGTGCGGAAAAGAGATAAAAGTAGGGCTGTTGTGTATGAACTCAATTACAAGGAGTGGCATATTAAATATGACTTACGATTTATGTAATGAATGTATGGAAGATTTTGAGAGGTTTATGAGGAATGAAAACATTGATTGTAGATGATTTAAACATTCCACCAAGTGTTATCGCAAGTGCCATTGTCAATAGAATTCCACTTAATGAAGATAAAAATTGTCACATTGAGCATTGGAGTACCAGATGGAGAATTGAAAAATATGGGAAACATACTTGTCTGGAAGTTAAGATAAACAATTACCGACTACAGATTGATTGTAGCTGCTGACCTTAGAAAGCTAAAGGCTGATAAAACATATAAAAGGAGATGGAACTTATGAAACAGTTATTTGTAAGCGTGCCGATGAAAGGCAGAACAGAGGAAGAAATCAAAGCAAGTATTCAGAAGATGAAAAAAATTGCTGAAATATACGAGGGCGAAGAATTAGAGCTTATCGACAGCTACATTGAGGATAACCCACCTAAAGACAGTAAAGAAGCTGTGTGGTATTTAGGCGAGAGTCTTAAGAAGCTGGCACAGGCTGATGTATTCATAGGAATTGCGGAGAACTATGATTGGAGTGGCTGCTGCATTGAAAGGGAAACAGCAGAAAGATATGGCATTAAAGCATATATGATTCCAGCAAGATATGTAATTGATGATTATAATGCACTTGTGCAGAAATTACATCCGGCTGTCCGTGACGTATTATTCTAACAAAATTTTACCGGCTAACAAATAGAGTTAGTTGCTACCCTAAAACAGTTATAGGCAGAGGTCTATAAGCACCTTTGCTGAAAAGTGGAGGTGCTTATCTTGAATTCTGAATTAAATCAACTGATAGATGATTGCGAAAAATACATATCCCAAAATGGAATAGATGAAAATATTATAGAAACCTACTACAACGTGTGCCAGCTTGCCAAGAATGAGGGTGAAATTGACACAATGTTAAAATGTACGGCTAGGGCAAAAGAACTCATAGAAAAGGCTTGTATGCGTGATATAGGCATAGATATTTTTGAACTTGAAAAATATACATTTAACAACAATATAGACAATGATTTAGTTAATAGATATTTTGATACCTTATTGCTTGAAGCTCCGCACTTATTCCACAGCTATTTGCTTTATCTTGAAAAAGACAGAGAAGAGAGTGAAAGATTTTATCAGCCAAAAATGAAACAGCTTAATAAATACGGGCTTATTCAAGCTATGCAAGATTTGGAAGACGACAAATATAATAGATTATGTATTTCTATGCCACCAGGAACGCAAAAAACTACACTAGAAAAATTTTTTTGCTCTTGGATAATTGGCAAGCACCCTAAAGATTACAGCCTTTTCTTTTCTCACAGCAACGAAATTACAGGAAAGTTTTATAAAGGAGTGCTTGACATAACAACAGATGATAAAGAATATAAATGGAATGTTATTTTCCCTAATTTACCATTACAAAGCACAAATGCACAGGCACAAGAAGCTAATTTCGGCAAATACAAAGCATTTTCAAGTATTCAATGCTCATCAATAGGAGCTAAGAACGCAGGTAAGGTTAGAACTAACCGTTATTTATATTGTGATGACCTTATAGGCTCTATTGAAGAAGCACTTAATCCAATAATTCTTGAAAAAATATGGAGAATTTATGGAGTCGATTTAAAACAAAGAAAGCTAAACGAACAAGTAAAAGAAATAATTATAATGACCAGATGGAGTACAAAAGACATTATTGGACATATTATTGAGCTTTATGGAAACGACCCAAAGCTAAAAATTATTTCGATTCCAGATATTGACCCTAAAACAGGGAAAAGCAATTTTGACTATGAATATAATGGAATGTCGGTGGAATTTTTTAATGATCAAGCACTGACAATGGATGATATATCTTATAGATGTCTTTATAAGCAAGATCCAATAGAACGTGAGGGATTGCTTTATCCAGAAAACAAAATAATGAGATATAAAGAACTTCCTAAAACACGAATTAAAAGAATTACTGGACAATGTGACACGAAATCCTCTGGTACTGATTTTTATGTGTTCCCTTGCCTGGTTGAATTTGAAGGATATGAGGGAATGTATTACTGCACTGATACTATATGCAACAATTCGGCAGATTACGAAAAACAATATGAAAATTCAGCAAATTTAATTGTCGATAACGAAATACAAGATTGCGATTTTGAAGCTAATCAAGGCGGAGATAGAGTTGCAAATGAAGTCAGAAAACGAGTAGAAGAAAAAGGCTGGTTATGCAATATATCAGACACTGCAACTGAAACAAACAAAGAAGCAAGAATATTTCAATGTTCTAGTTGGGTATTGCAACATATTGTGTTTAAAGATAGAAGCCTATATGAACCCAAGAGCGATTACGCAGAGATGATGAGTTGGTTGTTGAAATATTCAGTATCTGGTAAAAATTTGCACGATGATGTACCGGATGTTTTTTCAAATTTTGCATTAAGAATAACACAGGGCAATAGAACAGCTAAAGTTGAAGCTGCTATAAATCCATTTAGGAGGTATTGACATTATGGTAACAAAGGAAGTTTTATCACAGTATTGCGACTTACAGGAAGAAGTAAAAGAAGTAAGACTAAAGATAGAACGACTTGAAAAAGATATAAGTAAAATTGAAGCTGGAGAAATGGTTATAGATTCTGTTAGCGGCGGCGATGGTGGTAAACAGCATTTCAAGATTGAAGGCATACCCTTTCCAGAGTACAGCAGAAAGAAAACGCTCCTTTATGCCAGAAAAGCCACATTGCAGTTGCTTGAAGATGATTTATTAGAGAAAACTAACGAGGTTGAGCAATTTATAGCAAACGTTGACGATAGCAGGATGAGAAGAATAATCAATCTTAGATTTTTAGAAAATAAGACTTGGATTCAGATAGCACATATCATAGGTGGCAACACAGAAAGCAGCGTAAAAATGGCTTTTCAAAGATTTATTGAAAAAAATTAAAAGATGTTACGATTGTGACGAAAAAATTATGTATTATTACAATGAGCAAAGCAAATTTCATAAACATGTATAATCCTTATCGAAAAGCATCGCCATTTAATTATGACGGTGCTTTTACTATGTAACGAGGTAACAATATGATTTTTTATACAAACAAAGACAAGTCAATTATGTGTCCGAACTGCCACAAGTTTTTGACTAAGGCAGACAGCAAAGACCCAAGAACACATAAGCTGGCGTGCAAACACTGCCATAAATGGATATGGTATGTGCCTAACGATGATGATAATTTTCAGATTAAAGAAATACCGGACAGCAGAAGTTCAAGCGGTATGACATTTTATTAGGAGCAAGATATGAACACAATGTATTTTCAAGACCTTGTTAGAGGCTGTTATGGTAGAAAAATTGCATACACGAATGTAGATACAATAACTGCTAACAATGTTGTTAAGGTTATTGGAAGTACTATAGGCGTATTTAATTGGAATAAGCCAGTTATCAAGTATTTGTGGAATTACTACAAGGGAGACCAGCCTGTTTTATACAGAACCAAGCTATCTAATGAAGATATAATTAATAAAATTGTCGAGAATCACGCATATGAAATTGTTCAGTTTAAGGTAGGACAAACATATGGCGAGCCAATCCAATTTATTAGCCGCAAAGATGATGAAGCTATCAATAAGGCAGTTGACATACTCAATGATTTTATGGCGGATGCCAATAAGCAGGAGAAAGACATTAAAGCTGGAGAGTGGCAGTCGGCAACAGGTACATCATTTAAAGCAGTCCAACCTAAAAATGGAGATGTACCATTCAGAATTGTAGCACCTACACCAATGAATACTTACGTTGTTTACAATGAAAGCACAGAAGAACCTATGCTTGTTGTACAAGAACTTAAAGACGAGGATGGAAACTGGTATAAAATGGCTTTTTCCGACACAATGTCTTTTAGAATTGTTGACAGCAAGGTTGCAGAGGCTAAATTACATACATATGGTGAAATTCCTATTGTTGAGTTTCCTAATAACCACGAAAGGATATCTGATATTGAGCTTGTTATAGGTATGTTGGACGCTATTAATAATATGCAGTCTAACAGAATGGATAACATACAACAGTTTGTTGAATATTGGGTTAAGTTTGTGAACTGCGATGTGGACGAAGAGCAGTTTGAAAAAATGAAAATGAATCATGCTCTTGTTGTTAAGTCCATTAACAAAGATAACAAGTCTGATGTTGACATTATGACACAGGAGCTTAATCAGACACAGTGCCAAGTCGCTAAAGATGATTTGCTTGATAATCTTCAAGCTATCCTAGCAATACCAAATAGAGAATCACAAAACTCTGGCGGCGATACACAGGGAGCGGTATCTTTGAGAGCTGGATGGGATTTTTCAAAAACCAGAGCAAAGCAAAAAGACCCTATTGTAAAATCCGCAGAAAAAAGGCTTGCGATAGTAACTTTAAATGTATTGCGATTAGCAGGAAATGATTTAAAACTATCGCCAAGAGACTTTGATGTGCAAATTAATCATAGTCCGTTAGATAATCTCTATACAAAGACACAAGCACTTGCACAAATGCTACAAGCAGGAATAAACCCAAGAATAGCAGTTGCGACTTGCGGCTTATGGGGGGATGCGGAAAAAGTATCTTTACAATCGCAACCATATTTTGATGTTCTGTATAAAACAATAGATATGGTAAACAAAGAGATGAAAAAACAGCCAGAAAATAATCAACTTAATAATCAGCAAAATAAGGCGGTTATCGAATAATCGGTAGCTGCTTTTATTTTATACATTTTGCAGCTATGCGGTAAATAGCAGAAGACACAGCAGGAGCGACCTGCGGTAACAAAAGCGTGTGTTTAACGGAGGTAATTATGACAAGAGAAGATGTATTAAAACTTTTCCCAGAGGCAACAGATGAACAGATTACAAATCTTCTTAATCAGAACAATTCAGAAGTTGCTACGGAGAAAAACAAGGCAAAGCAGTACAAGGCTAAGGCTGACACAGCAGACGACTTACAGAAACAGCTTGATGAGATACAGGCTGGCAATCTGACGGAACTTGAAAAGGCAAATAAAGCCTTAGATACAGCTAATCAGCAGATAGCCGATTTACAGAAATCTAACACTATCAGAGACCAGAGGGAAGCAGCTATGACTAATTTTAAGATTACTGCTGAACAGGCAAAGACAGTTGTTAAAGATGATGGAAGCCTTGATTACACCGAACTTGGCAAGATTATGTCCGAGAAAGAAACAGCTGCGGCACAGGCTAAGGAACAGGAGATTGCTAAACATCAGGATATTCCGGGCGGTGGCAGTAATAAAGGTGGTGCAGACAATAAGACAAACGCTGAAAAGATAGCAGAAAGTCTTATATCTAATGCACCTAAGAACAATGACGTTTTATCACATTACATTCAGTAATAACAGGAGGTAAGAAATGGCAAAGGAAATGAATATGCAGTATGAAAAGACTTCATACGCAGGAGATGTTCAGATTTTAAAGAGAGAGCCTAATGAAGCAATCCCACTGACACTTGATTTTGATGGCGTAACAACTACAAACGCACAGGGCAAGAAGATTGTCAAAGCAGGTACTCCAATCGGAGCAAATGGCAAGGCTGACAATACAGCCACAGTAGTAGGCATTTTAAGGTTTGATGTAACAGAGGACAGACCGCAGGGCGTACTGCTCAAGAAAGCATATCTTAACACAAAGGCAGCAGAAGCACACTCAGGCGTTACATATGACGCAACAGTTAAGACAGCTCTTCCAATGATTGTATTTGAATAATAACAGGAGGTAAATAGATGTTAATTAATGAAGTATTAGACAGTAAGTCTATTGCATTATCAGCAACAGAAAACGCTAGTAATCAGATACCTTATCTTGGTTTACAGTGGTTTCCAGAAAGAAAGAAACAGGGGCTTGATTTAAGCTGGATTAAGACACATAAAGGACTTCCAGTATCACTTGCACCATCCAACTTTGACACAATCCCAACAATTAGAGCTAGAGAGGGATTAGGCAAGGAAAAAACACAGATGGCATTTTTCCGTGAGGGAATGACAGTCGGTGAAGAGGAAATGCTTGAAATCGAGCGTATTCAATCAGCAGACGACCCTTACCTTGCAAGTGCTTTATCAAGCGTATATGACGATACCAATAATCTTGTAAGTGGCGCAGAGGTTGTTCCAGAGCGTATGAGAATGTCACTTCTTGCCACAAGTGCAGGTCATCCGGTAATTGCTATTGAAAGTGACGGTGTTCAGTATGCTTACGATTACGATAAGGATGGCTCATACGCAAAAGACCATTACGCAAAGTTATCTGGCACAAGTATGTGGAGCGATACAACCAATTCAAAGCCACTTACAGACCTTAACAATGCAAGAAAGAAGTTACAGAAGCAGGGCAAGATTGCTAGATATGTGCTTATGAACAGCAATACATTCCAATATTTGCTTGATAATGCACAGATAAGAAACTCAATCCTTGCACAGAACCTTACAGCAACTATTGAGGTTGACGATGATACTGTTATTTCAGTAGTGCAGAAGAGGACAAAGCTTACCATCGTGCTTTACGATAAGATGTACATTGATGATGATGGTAAGGAACAGTATTTCTATCCAGATAACAAGGTTACACTTCTTCCAGCTGGCAATCTTGGCAGCACTTGGTTCGGCACTACACCAGAAGAAAGAACTGCAAGACAGGTAGCTGATGTTGATGTAACAACATATGGCGTAGGTATTACAGTTGCTACAAAGACAGAGTACGGACCACCTATGAAGATGTCAACATTTGCTTCCGAGGTTGTACTTCCATCATATGAAAATATGGATAGCACATTCGTATATGAGGTTCATAGCGAAGAGTAGGAGGTGCAACTTATGATATATCCATATATAGTGATTCATAACGGAAAATGGTATAACGCAGGCGAAGAGGTTCCCGAAGAGGGGGCTTTTTTAGGTTATAGCAAGACAACCATTAATCGAATGTCTACATCTGATTTGCAGGCTTTTGCCGCAGAACAAGGTATAAGCAACGCAGAAGAACTTACAGGAGCAGAGTTAAAGAAGCTGTTAATTGAGAAATTAGGATTATAGGAGCTGAAATTATGGAATACACTACATTAGAGCAAGTTAAAATCAGACTTAAACAATTTCATATTGATACAGTCACAAACGATGATGATACAACATCTGATGTGGTAGTGTTCGATAGCAAAGAGGATAATCCAATAATCGAACAGCTTATTAAACAGGCTACAGAAGATGTAAAAGCAAGAAGAAATTACCCCGACAGCTACACGGATGAAATGATAACCGAGGACTTGAAGAAATTTGAGAGTGTTATTGTTAATCTGGCTGTCTATGACCATTCACAAGCGGGTGAAGCATTTATGGCAAGCTACAATGAGAATGGTGTCAACAGAACTTGGAGAGATAGAGACAGTTTATTTGTCGGGGTATTTCCATTTGCCAAAGTATTATAACGCCTATAGGGCATTACAGAATATTAAAGAAGATTGTGCATTACCATTTTACTGATGTCGGCAATATGGTAGCAGGCGGTACACATTAAGGGTGGTGGGCAGTGTGCCATTATTAATTATGAAAGGCGGTATATCAATGCCAATAGCAGTAATTATAAGCATTATTTCAGTTGCTTTTTCCGTCTTTTTCGGACTGTTTACGTTGGGATTTAATCTTAAGAACAACAAAAAGTCTGACAATGCAGAACTTACAGAGCGTGTAAAAGAAAATACACGCATAAATATGAAACTTGACACAATATCAAGCAATACAACAGAGATAAAGAATGAAGTTACAGAAATGAGAAAAGAACTTAATTCTCACGATAACAGGATTATTAAGGTTGAGGAAAGTGTAAAGTCGGCACACCACCGAATAGACGGATTGGAAGCACGACTTAATGAAGATAAGGAGGTATAGCAGAATGGATATAACATCGGTAACAACAGTTGTAGCAATCGTTGTAATAACATATCTGATAGGCTTAGGAGCTAAGGCAATTCCACACATTAAGGATAATTACATTCCTATAATTGTAGGCGTTGCAGGCGGTATATTAGGCATTATAGGTATGTATGTAATACCTGACTTTCCGGCAAATGATATTCTTAATGCAATCGCAGTAGGAATTGTGTCCGGATTATCAAGCACAGGTGTTAATCAGATTTATAAGCAGGTAAAGAACAATGCTTGACATTAATAAGCAGGCTATGAAGTATTCACTTCAAGGACAGACAGTAATTATCTACGAAAGAGACGATGACGGCAATATCCTTTATGAGGGATATACCGATACAGAGGGTAACTTCATTCCTTATCTTGATGATGAGGGAAATAAGATACCTAAAGTTCTTGAAGAGAAAACGGGCTTTTCAGAGCCGGTCGATTTCAAAGCCAACATATCATTCAGCGGCGGAGAAGCACAAAGCAAAGAATACGGCTTTGATACGGCTGATTTTGACGCTATTTTGCTGACAGATAGGGATACATTACCTATTCAAAAAGGCGACCTTATATGGCTTAATAGCAAGCCTACATACACATCTGACAGTCTTGTTGATGAAACATCAGCAGACTTCACGATTGTAGGCATTAAGCCAGCATTATATTCAACTAAGTATATGCTTAAAGCAGTTGTAAAGTAGGTGCATTATGGAAAACACAACAATTAATATTTTAGGAACAGAATATGCTATTGAACTAAGAACGCTTAACAATGAAGATGTTGACGGCTTTTGTGATAATACATCAAAGTTAATAGTAATTCGTTCTGATAACTATAATGAAGTAGGTAATTTTGTAGAATTGCAAAAGAAACAATTAAGACACGAAATAATACACGCCTTTCTATCTGAAAGCGGATTACAGTGCAATTGGCAGCATATAGAACAATTTGGACACGATGAAACAACTATTGATTGGTTTGCAATTCAATCACCTAAAATATTTAAAGTTTTTGTGGACTTAAAATTACTCTAAGGCGGTGTAATATGGCAAGACATACAATTGATATATCCTTGTCTGAAAAGTCTGTAAATGAAGCTATCAGACAGTTACAACAGTATAAGCAGAGTTTACAGTATAAATGTGAATTGCTTGTTGAACGATTAGCAGAATTAGGCGACAAAGCGGCAATTATGAGTGTTAACGAAAGTCCATTAGGTAGGACAGTAACATTGAGAGTTGACAGAAAGCCTATTCAAGATGGCTACCAAGCTATTTTAATTGCTACCGGTAAAACTGTTGAAGTAGAAGATAGAGAGCCATTTTACACGCTGTTAGCGATTGAATTTGGCGCAGGCATTTATTACAACAGTGGCAACGAGAACCCAAAGGCTAATGATTTCGGCTTGGGCGTAGGAACATATCCAGGACAAATCCACGCATTCAGCGACGGCTGGTACTACTTAGGTAATGATAATCAATGGCACTACACGCACGGCGTTAAAGCTACAATGCCTATGTACAACGCCACAATGGAGATTATTAATCAGTATAAGCAGATAGCAAGAGAGGTGTTTAATTAATGGCAAATGCAAACGATTGGGCGACAGACCTTGAAAATACAGTCACAGCACTTGTCAAGGCTAAAACCCTAACGCAACTAAAGAAAACATATCCAAAGATAGCCATAACTAATGAGGGGGAAAACAGCGGTCAAGCAGTATTCCCAACAGTATACATTCATTTACTGCCAGCAGTAGAACAAGGACAAACGCTTGATGGACAGACAATTAACGCATTGTTAGCGACATTTCAAGTGGATGTTACCACTAACACAAGCAAGTCCGATTGTCGTAAGGTTATGACAGTAATTACGGATACATTCAAGACAATGAGATTTCAAGGCAATGCAATGCCAGAGTTCTCAATCAGTAATAAAGTACATAAGAGTACCGCACGATTTAGGCGGTTAATCGGAGCAAATGACAGATTATTGTAACAAAGAGCAGAGATGCTCTTATTTTTTTGCGAATTTTTAGGAGGTAGACAATGGCAGATGCAGTAGCAGGATTAAGTACACTGGGCGTTACTTTCTCTTATGGAGTTGAAACAACAGCAGGTACAAAGCCAACATCATTCAAGTTACTTACAAGAATTAATTCTATTGATGAAATTACAGTAACACCAGAAGCAATAGATGCTTCGGCACTTGAAGATAAGCAGACAAGAAACATTGCAGGCAGAGATACAGTCACAGATACAGTTGCAGTAACAGTTAATAAGACAGACGCAACTATTGAAGAATGGAAAACTCTTATTACAGCATACAATGGATTAACAGGCGGTAAGAGAATGTGGTTTCAGGAGATTACTCCGGGCATAACAGACGCAGAGTTCTTTGTAGCACAACCACCATCAAAATTACCAATTACAAGTAAGGAGCAGAACGGACTTCTTACAATGGCTATCAACCTTATTATTGAGGATATGGTAGGAACAGATACAGCAGTAACCCCAACATCGGGGGAATAATGAGCTATTCGACTAAATCAAAAAAGGCTGTGTCGGATAGCGTAGAAAACGCCAAAACAGCCGACTACACATCATATCTTGATGATGTAACAGAATAATTAATTTAAAAGGTAGGTGCGGTGTAAAATCCGCACCTTTCCCTATATGGACGATAGGGTGGGAAAGGGTAAAAATTATGATGAATATTAATGTAAATGGAAAAGAATACAAAGTTGAGTTTAGCTTCGGTGCAGCAGAATGCAAGGAAATTGTGCAGAAAATGTTTTCTGTCGTTAATGGTTCTTACTTACTTGCACAGACAGATAAGAGTGTTGCACAGGCTTCCTTTGATGGATTGGCAAATATGACAGCAGATGTGCCAGAGATTTGCATTTTAGCCATTTATGCAGGCTGTATTGACAATAACCCAGTAACTATGGATGAAGCAAAGGAACTCACTAGAGCATATATTACAGAAAAGAGAAAGACAGATAAGAGTTACGGATATAGAACATTGTTTGAAGAGATTAAGAAAGCGATGGAAGATGATGGTTTTTTCGAGCTGAGCGGAATAACAGCGATGCTAGAGGAAATGGCGAACAATGTGGAAGAAGCGACACAGGAACAGAAGAAACCGACAGTAGTTCCGCAAGACCACAAGAAAAAGCAGACTTCCACAAAATAATCTGGGAAGAATACTTTGTCTTAGCCAGTTCACTAGGCGTTAGTTATTCAGACTTTCTAAAAATGACACCTAAAAAGCTATGGGCGGTTGTAGAGGGTAAAAAACTTGAAAGGAAACGAATGGATTCAGGTATATGGCTTGCGATAGGTAGTTACATACTCCCAGCAATCAAGATAGGCGTTAGAAGTGGTGCTTGGGGTAAAGGCGAGCTTGAATACCCAGACAAGCCTATTTATAGAGATATTAACAAAAAAGAGGACAGCAAAGATGAAATACAAAGAAAGAGAGAAGAGTTTGTTTTGAATATGAAAATACGAAAAGCAAACTGGGATCTAACACACCCTAAAAATGATAAGCCGGAGGTATAAGCGTGGAATTAGATTCACTAGAAGTCAAAATTACCGGTACTGCCACTAAAGCTATCAATTCTGTTGACAAACTGATAAATCAGCTTACAAGGCTGTCAACATCACTTGCAACTGTGAATGGTTCATCACTAAGCGGTCTTGCGAGTGGTGTTAGTCAGTTAGGTTCTGCTATGCAGAATATGAACGCAGGAACAGCAGATTTTACAAGACTTGCTAAGAACATCACAAAGATAGGTTCTGTTGATTCAGTTGCACTAACTAACACAGCTACATCACTTCAAGCTGTCACAAAGGCAGTTGCAAGCATATCAGCTATTCCACAAAATGCAACGCAAGTCACAGAATTTGCAAAGTCACTTGGTAAGCTAGGCAGTAAGAGTATAGAAAATGCCGTTGTAAACATTCCAAAGCTAGGCAATGCTTTAAATGGCTTAATGACAACACTATCAAGAGCACCAACAGTAAGCCAGAATGTTATTCAAATGACTAACGCATTGGCTAATCTTGCTAGTCAAGGTAGCAAGGTGGGTACTTCTTCAAACTCACTTCAAAAGTCGCTGTATGGCGTTTCTACAAGTGCTAGGACGGCAACTAGAAGTAGTTGGAACTTGGCAAGTGCAATAGGCAAGTTTTATGCCACTTATTTTATGGTAATTCGTGGCAGTAAGAAACTTATAGAAGCAATCAAATCAACAACAGATTACATTGAAGCGTTCAACTATCAAGCGGTTGCGTTTGGTAAGATTGGCTCGGAGTGGGATAAAGATTACGAAAAGTACGGATATGATAACGCAACAGCATATGCAGAGAGCTTCCAAAGCAGAGTAAACGATACTCTCGGAAAGCTGTCTGGTTTAAAAGTTAATGTTCAAGGTGGCTTGCTTGAAGAAAGCGGAGTAAAGAACTTAGGACTTAACATACAAGAGATAACACAGTACGCTTCGCAGTTAGCTTCTGTCACTAACTCATTAGGACAGACAGGCGAAGCGACAACGGCAATAACAAAGTCAATGACAATGCTTGCAGGCGATATAAGCTCACTTTTTAACGTGGACTATTCAACAGTAGCACAGAACTTACAAAGCGGTTTAATCGGACAATCGAGGGCATTGTACAAGTATGGTATTGATATTACCAATGCTACATTAGCGACGTATGCTTACAACTTAGGCATTTCTAAGTCGGTGTCTGAAATGACACAGATGGAAAAACAACAGTTAAGAGTGTTGGCAATATTAGACCAGAGTAAAGTATCTTGGGGCGATTTAGCCAATACGATTAACAGTCCATCAAATATGTTACGACAGTTCAGCAACAATATGAAAGAGGTAGGAATGGTAGCAGGACAGCTATTTATTCCAATTCTTTCAAAGGTTATGCCAATAGTAAACGGAGTAGCTATTGCAATCAAAAGATTATTAGTCAGCCTCGCTTCTTTAATGGGCGTTAAGATTGACTTTGAGAGCTTCGGACAAAGTGGCTATAAAGACACATCAGACGGCTTAGAAGATATTTCAGATGGCTACCAAGATGTAGCTGATTCAGCTAAGAAAGCTACATTATCCCTTATGGGATTTGATGAAATAAATAAATTACAGGACGATACAAGCTCAAGCAAGGGTTCAAGTGGCGGTGGCGGTAGCACTATTGATTTGACAGACGATATTGCTAAGGCGGCGGCAGAATATGAAGCGGCGTGGAATAAAGCGTTTGCCAATATGGAAAATTCGGCAGTTGCCTGGGCTGACAGAATAGAGAAAACACTCGAACCTGTTAAACAGATTTTTAAAGATTTTGCAGTTGGTGATTTCTTTAAGGCGGGGCAAGATACATCTAACCTAGTGGCAGGAATTTTTGATTGGTTTGCAAAAGCTATAGATGATGTTCCGTGGTTTAAAATCGGTCAGAAAATGGGCGATTTCCTTGCAGGTATTAATTGGACTAAGGTGTTTAAATCGGCGGCTAAAGTGCTTGTGCAAGGCTTAAAGGCAGCTATTGAATTATACTTAGGTATGCTATCTAAAGCGCCTATAGAAACACTTCTCATATCGCTTGTGGCAGTTCCTAAAGTACTTAAGGCAATAGGTGGTTCGAGTGTAGTAGCAAGCATAACTAAAACGTACAACAAGCTCAACTCCTTAAGTAAAGCAACAGAAGACGTAGTGTTAGCGACAAAACTATCTAAAATGGGATATGATGAAACAGCAGCTACACTTCTTTCTTTTCACCCTAAACTTGCAAAGGTCACAACAAGCTTTAAGGACTTTGGAAGCGTAGTTAAGGATAAAGGATTATTCACAGCTTTAAACGGCGGAATAACTGCTGTCAGAGATAATATGACACTATTCCAAAAAGCATTACTTGGCGGAGTATCAGCTTTTGGAGAATTTAAACTTATCGAGAGCGGTTTTACTGATATAGTTAGAGGAAGTGACAACCTTGTAGCTTCAATAGCTAAGATAGCGGGTGGTGCGGCTATCGGTGCGGCAGGATTATACACAGCTTTCGGACCGGCAGGATTGGCTATGGCGGCAGTTGTGGGAATTACAGGTGCAATCAAAGGCTTTATTAAAGTCCAAGAAGAAATACCAGATTACTTGTCTGGATATGAGAGCGTAAGAAAAGAAGTTAGCAAGACTACAAGCGAAATAGAAAAGTCTGTAGCTTCAATAGAGGAAACGTGGAAAAATAATTCATCTGTTGATGAAATAGAAGCATTAAAGACAAAATATTTTGAATTAGCAGACCAAACTAACCTAACAACGGAACAGCAAGAATTACTTAAGGATATAGCAGGTAAACTTGTTGATAAAGTACCAGAATTATCGAAAGCTATAGATACTAACACAGGATATTATTCTGGAAATAGACAAGAAATAGAAAAGCTTATAGAAGATAAAGAAAAAGAATACAAATTAGAAGCTTTAAGAGAAGAATACATTGAATTAGCAAAAGAGGAATACAAAGCTAAGAAAAACTTAAGAGAAATGGAAGATGTACTTGCGGACAGCAAAGATAGACTTAACGAAAAGCAACAAGAATATAACGAACTCACTCACAATGGTGCATTATCTGTGTTAGAAATGACACCACAAGAGGCAGATGCGGTTGCAGGACTGCAAGTAGAAATAAGGCAACTTAATGGCGAAGTAAAAAAGAATCAGACAGAAGTTGATAACGCAAGAGGTGTAGCAGATAGAGCAACAAATGATATGCGTTATTGCTATGAAGCATTGGGAAATACTGCACAAGAAGTTGCGGAAAAGACGCGGCAAGAAGTTAGCAACACAGCTAACACGGCTAAGTCAGAATTTGAAACAGCTAAAAACGAGATTAACAGCAAGATAAATGCGATAGGTACGAACACAGAAAATATATTCTCACGTATGGGAAGCGTTGGTGCTAATGCAGGTTCATCATTAACAAGCAATTTTGCCAATAATATTAACGATATACCATATAGAGCTAGAGATGCCTTTAATGAAATTATCAGCAGAGTTAATGCAGGTGATATAGGTTATGATACTGGTACAGAACTTATGGATTCATTGGCAGATACCATTGATAATAATTCTTGGCGAATTCGCAGAGCTTTAAGTAACTCATTTGAAAGCAATTTTAGCGGTGAAATACTTGATAGTGAGGGAAATGTATCAAGAAGTGCATTTCAGATAAGAATACCTAGAGCATACGCAACAGGCGGTTTTCCAGAGGACGGACTTTTCTTTGCTAACCATAATGAAATGATTGGCAAATTCAGCAATGGTAAGACAGCAGTTGCAAACAACGACCAGATAACACAAGGCATTAAGCAAGCTGTTATTGAGGGTATGTCAGAGGTATTTGCTAATGCAAATGTAGGACAACAAAACGGAAGCATTGTTGTACAGATTGACGGGCAGGAAGTGTTCAGAACAACACAGAGATATGCCAATCAGTATACAGCTATGACAGGACAGCCGGCGTTTAACATTTAATTGAATAATTCAATCCATTGTGATATACTTTAAGCACTATAAAAGCACAGGGGTGTATTACAATGGATAAAAAAGATAACAAAAAGAAGCCACAGGAGATAGTGGTTGCAGTATTGGCAGGAATAGTATTTGTTACAGCGTTATTTATTATTAATAATATAACTGAAAGCGATAATAAAACAATAGCAAATACACAGCCTGCAACTACAACACAAAAAGCTACTGAAAAGACCACGGCGGCTACAATACAAAAGACAACACAAGATACATATGATAAGCTGACAAAATATAAGGCAGGCACTTATAAAGTAGGTAAAGATATTCCAAACGGCGATTACTATTTGCAATCATTAACAAGCAAAGGTTCGGCTTATTTTGGCGTATATGCAGACAGCAATAAAACCAAAATAAAGTTTAATGAAAATTTCAAAGGCAATATGTTGATAAGTGTAGAAGATGGAGAATATCTTGAACTAAACAAGTGCAATGCGATACCTCTTTTAGAATTCAGACAGTATTACACAACCAAAACTACTCTTGATAATTGTATGTTAGAGGTTGGAATTGACATAGAATCAGGAGAATATAAACTGATAGCCACATCATCAAGAGGATATTATTGTATCTATGATGATTTAAGGCAAAGCCACATTGTAAGCAATGATAACTTTGACAATCAGACGTATTGCACAGTTCAAAAAGGACAGTTTTTAATACTTAATAATTGCAAAATAGATAAATAAAAAACAGAACAAGTTGAATAGACCTGTTCTGATTAGCACGTATGAGTACATATAAGTTGTTCACGTCAATAATAACAAATAAATAGCAAAATGACAAGGACATTTCACTTAATTGTGAGGTGTCCTTTTTGTGTGCTTAGGAAGTGAGGTTTTACTATGAATTTTATACAATACATAAAGCAAGCGTGGAAAGCTGGCACTAGCGGCGGCACTCCATTAAGTCCAGATAGACTTAATCATATGGAAGATGGGATTAAGAATAATAATGATATGATAAGTGAACTAAACAGCAATATAGCTAATAGTGACATTGAGGGAATATTTAATTACCTAGGTCTTGAATTAATCATATACCACAAATTGGGCATATGTTACCTGCATTCCAGCGGCAGATTAACTCAAGCATTTCCAAAAGAATGGACCACAATTGGTGAAATAAGCAATATAAATTACAAAGGTTATGGACACTTAGCCGCTAATACTAGTGGAAAAATAATAAAATTTGCATATATAAATGGAACTCTAAGTGCATATGCACCAAGTTCAACAAATGCGATTGAATATGTACAAGACAGTTGCGTACTTATCTGAATTAACTATTTACCAATTTTTAATTATTAAACTTTAGGGTAATCAGAAAAAAATAAATTATAAAGCTGTACACAATAAAATTTCCACATAGCCATTAAAGTATGTGTTACTACCTGCCCACCCACCAACTTGGCATATATGTCCATCTGATATACCAACCATTGTGTAAGTAATACCAGCATTTCTTCCTAAGTGTTGCCCACATATACCTATTGCTTTATAGCCGGTAGGTAGCGTGAATTCCTTTTCTATTAGGAACGGCTTGTTAGCTTCAATTACTGCATTATCGTAACTAACCTTGATTACTTTAAATAAATTATAAGAATTGCTGTTTAGCTTGCTTATCATATCGTTATTATTCTTAATTCCGTCTTCCATATGGTTAAGTCTGTCTGGGCTTATTGAAGTAAATATATAGAAAAGAGGTGATTGAATGATAAGCGCTGTAATTATCGAGGGAGTAACATTCCCAGTAGCATATAACGGCTACACATACAGCAGAAATAAGATATGGTCTAAGAACACAGGAAGAAACGATTATGGAGAAATGGTAGGCACAATCGTGGCTATTAAAGACAAAGTAGAACTGCAATTACCGCCACTTACAGGCGAACAGGCATTGTTACTTGATAATGTGATTAGTGATGAAAATAACCCATTCCCGACAGCACAAGTCCTATTCTTAGGCGGTACACAAAAGGAAATGACAATATACACAGGAGATGTGACATATCCGTATCTCACAAGAGCAAAGAATGAGGATGGATTAATAGTCGGAGCAAAATTAAGTTTAATTCAGAAATAAGGAGATTAACTATGAAAATAACAGGAAATGAAGTTTTAGCACATTATGAAGCACTTGCAAGTGTAGCACAGCTTAAAATGGGTGGCAGATTAGCAGTTGCCATTATGTCTAACATTAAGATGTTAGAGCCACACTTTAAGGCAGTCGTGGAAACGATAGAAAAGATACGCGAGGAAAATAAAGATAACAACGATAAGATAAAATCAGAACTTGAAGAACTAGGAGAACAGGAAATAGAAGTATCTGAATACACAAAAGTTGATATAAGCGCATTTGATAGTTGTGAAGCCATTGAGCCAGCTAACATTATCGCACTTAGCTTTATGATTAACGATTAATCAGCAGAAAGGAGCAATCCAATAAATGAAAAATATTAATTGGGGTGCGGATTTCAATTTGCTGTATGCAAGATATTACAGCAAATATTTAGTTGACGGAAAAGAATACAATCAGACACTTAATGAGTTTAAGTACAGCAACATAATCAATCCGAACAATAGCATTTCCATAGGTAACACTTGCAGTAGTAGTGTTACCTTTTCTATTTATAATCCAGAAATCACGCTTGAAAATAAGGATATAACTATTTTTGAGGGCGTTAAGGGCAATAGCGGCATTGAGTATGTACAGATAGGCATATTTACTGTAACTAAAGAAGAAAGCAATGGCGAATACACTAAGTACACAGCTTATGACAAGATGTACAAAGCTGAAAAAGGTTATTTTTCTGAATTGACTTATCCTGGTACGGATAAGGATATTTTAGAGGAAATCTGTACAAAGCTAGGCATACAGTTAGCAACTAGCATAACAAGCACGCATACAATTACAGATAAGCCACAAGGTTATACAATGCGTGAAATGATAGGTTATATGGCTATGCTACAAGGTGGAAATGCGGCTATTAATTCTGACGGAAACCTTGAAATAAAGTGGTACAAAGATAGCGGTTATGTGCTTGACGGACATCAATACTATCAGCAAGGGGTTACTTTTACCACTAGCAAAGATTTTACGATAAGAAAGCTGACTTGTAACAATACAAAGTCTGGTGATAAGGAAACTAGCACAATCACTAGCGGTAGTGGTACAACTGGACTTAGCTTTGCTAATCCATTTATGACACAAGCTAACTTAAATGAGATTTATAAAAAGATAGGCGGTTTTCAGTTCAGACCGCTCACAGTTAAGTTTTTAGGTGATTGGCGATTAGAGGTAGGTGACATTATAACTGTCAACAAAGGTGGCGTTGACTACAAAGTGCCTATAATGCAGATTACGCACGAATGTGACGGCGGCTTAATGGACACAGTTACATCTATCGGACAATCTGACACAGAAAACAGCAATATTGCTAGTGGTCCGATAACAAAGCAAATGGAACGATACTACGCTGATTTAGTCTTAATCAACAAGGCAGTTATTGAAAATGCTTATATGACTAATGCCAATATTGAGAATTTAAAGGCACATCAAGCATATATCGACCAACTAAAAGCCAATAAGATTGAAGCTGTCACAGCAGATATTGTTAATTTGACGGCAAATAAAGCTACGATTAATGAAGCTAATATCGCTAAGTTGCAAGCAGATTATGCACAGATAGGCGTGTTAAATGCTGATGTAGCAGATATTAAGACCTTAATGTTTGGTTCAGCGACAGGTAAAAGCTTAACAACAGAATTCGCTAATGCAGTTGTAAGTGTTATTGGCGATGCACAGATAAAATCTGCTATGATTGATAGTATAGCCGCAGATAAGATTACAAGTGGGAAGATTTATACAAACCTTGTTGAAATTCTAAGCGAAAGCGGAAATCTTGATATAGCTGACAATACGATACAGATAAAAGATGATAACAAGGTTGCAAGAGTTCAAATAGGTAAAGACGCTAATTCGGACTACAATATGTATGTCTGGGATAAAGCTGGCAATCTTATGTTTGATGCCTTAGGACTTACTGAAAAAGGTGTTACGAGGAAAGTTGTTCGTGATGATGTTGTTCAAGATAATGCTAATATCAATGCAAGCAAGCTGGATATTGAAACACTATTTAATGTTATCAATAACGATAACACCCATACACTTAAGAGCAATAAAATTTATCTGGACAACGAGGGGCAGACACTTAATGTCATTATGCAAGCTATAACAAGTGGTGCTGGCAAAGATTATACTCAATGGGGTGGTATGATGAAAGTTGCTAGTGATTTTATCACTAACAAGTTGTGGTGGACTGAAAATGTTGATAATGAAAGCATTAAGACTAAGTTTTCTACTGTTAATCAGAAACTAGATAGCTATGAAATTACGTTATCTGACTTATATCAGCAAACGAACGATAATTTTATGGTGTATACAGTTACAGCAACACCTACAAAAGATAATTATCCAGCCGTTGACTGGTTTATACCCATTTATCCGGCAGAAGATTTATTTCCAAGTGATAATCTTACTTGGACTTATAGCAATGATGAATACGCAAAATATCACGGGGCAATAGCATACAACGAAACAGCTCATAAAACTTGGCGTTGGGCTAAAGATGGTAAAGGTAATTGGGGTTGGAAAGAGGTATCTAACACACAATTAGCCTATATGCTTAATCAGAACGCTAGTCTTAAGATTAATCTTAATAGCATATCAACAGAATTAACACAGACAAAGAAAAATCTGACAGATAATTATAGTACAACAACTACTATGATTAACAAAATTACGCAGGAAATTAATGATAATGGTTCAAGTATTAGTTTGGCACTTAGTGGAACTTACGCTAAGTCAAGCGATTTAGAAAGTTATGCAACTAAAACAAGCCTTGATTTATATATCAAAAAAGACCCTAAAACAGGCGAGCTTAAGAGTGCTATCGAAGCTATTGCAGATACAATAAATATTACTGCAAGGGGTGGGCTTAATTTAAGTGGCAACAGGTTTACATTAAACAGCACGAACGCCAGCATTACAGCAGACGGAACTATAACTTGTAGCAATCTGATTGCCAACGGCGGAAACGTTGGCGGCTGGAAAGTGTCTAAAGATTCAATAAGTACAATATTTAAGCAGAATAATGACTTATTCAGAATTGCATTACAAATACCTGGTGATATTACACCATATGTTTTTTCGGTTTTTCACGGAACTGAAGATGAGGGATACAGCAAAAGTCCTAATTTTTATATAAGTCAAACTGGTAAACTATATGCAACTAACGCACAAATTACAGGAAGCGGCTATTTTTCGTCTGGCACGATTGGAGGCTGGGACATCAGCAAGTCTTCTATCTATAAAGATTACGGCAAATATAGAACTTATATACAGGCACCCGCTAATTCCGAAGCTTGGACATTCTCTTGCCAAGAAGAAAGAGATGGGGCATATTATGGTAATTGGTACGTTCGTGCGGATGGATATATGTATGCTTCTAAAGGTCAAATTGGCAATTTCTCAATTGATAATGGTATATTGTCGACATATCAAAATAATGGAATTAAAGGAATGTCGATAGACCAAAATTACATTAAATTCTATTCTTGGGTCGACGATTACGAAAATTATGTAGGTTCGATAACTACAACAAGATACTATACTAGCAATAATGAAGTAAGAAGAGCTTTAGTGCTCAATGCAGATTATGGAGATGTTGTCGGAATAAATTGCACTAAGAATAAAACAGAAAATACGGAATACGAATTCATTATAAGAATAAACGACGATTTAAACAAATCATTAGAGTTTTTTTCGCCCAATATTTCGATGAATGGCGGTTACCAAGACAATATTAAAAAACCAACGACACTTACAGTATATTGCTATAATCCAAATTCAGGAAAAGACACACAAAATGTCAGAATTACAAATACAGAGGACAGACACTACGAGAACTGTGAACTGTCAGTATATGGAAGTACATACATAGGATATGATTTGCGATGTTTCGGGTCAATTTATGGAACAATCGCTTCTGATTCAGACGAGAACGTAAAAAAAGATGTTCATTTATTGAATTCAGAAGAGTCTTCTGAATTCATCTACAATTTAAAACCTTGCGAATTTAAAATGATTAACGGTACTTCTAATCGCTACCATCACGGATTTATTGCACAGCAGGTTAAAGAAACTATGAAAGATGACTGGGGATTATTTATCGATAAAAAGATTAATAATGATAACTACGAAACACAAGTCTCAGACGAAAACGGAAATACAACTAAAGAGCTAACAGCAAGATACGCATTACGCTATGATGAATTAATAGCGGATATAGTTGCGACTGTACAATCGCAGAATATGCGTATTAAAAAATTGGAAAAGCAATTAAGCAATTAAGGACATCTTCGGGTGTCCTTTTTAATGCGAATTAGGAGGTAAAACACAATGTTAGACATCAACTCATCAATTCAGAAGAACGGAACATTATCCGTTCAAAACTCAGACGGGGCACTTAAACAGGTAGCTTATCTGTCAGCTACAATCAGCGAAAGCGGCACAGTTAGTATGTCAGCTAGCTTCAATGACTTTGCGGCATACTTGGCAAATGATATAGCACTAGACAGCGAGCTTAAGAGCTTTCTTGATGGTGTTAAAAACACATACAAGGCAACATACAGCACAGAAGATAGCACAGTTGGTTCAGATGTAACAGGAACAGTAGAAAGTGAGGTATTTTAATTATGATTAAATGTGGAGATTTTTCAGCGTGGAATGGTGTAGTTGACTGGAACAGAGTTAAGGCGGCAGGACTTACTCACGCTATTCTTAAGGTTATCAGACGTGATTTTGACCCAGATAAGCAGTTTGAAAACAACTGGAAAGGCTGTCAGTTAGCAGGTGTGCATATCTGCGGTGTATACAATTATGTTTACACACCAACAGTAGAAGAAGCTATTGCGGCTGCTAAAAGGGTATTAGAGGTGCTTGACGGACGTAAAGTAACTGTCTGGATGGACGTTGAAGATGAATGTATGCGGAACTTAGGTTCAGAGCTTATCGACATTGTCAAGGCTTACAAAGAGGTTATCGAGGAAGCAGGTTATCAGTTTGGCGTATACACTGGCTTATCATTTTACGGTAGTTATATCAAGCCTTATACAAACCCTAGCGCCTTAGATTGTCCGTTCTGGATAGCACGTTACTACTTAGGATATGATGAAATGCAGTTAAATGATGATGTTAACGCAGATAAGACACCCAGTATCGACCATTATCTTGCGGGGTGGCAGTATACTTCTAGCGCAAGAATTGACGGAGTAGACGGAGTTTGTGACTTATCAGAATTTTATGGCTTTCATAATGATGAAGATAACACAGAGGATAACAGCGAAGAAGATAACACAGAGGATAGCACAGATGAACACGTATATGCTACATATGCCGCTTATACAGACCGTTGGTGGGGCGAAGTAGAGGACAGAGAAGATTGGGCTGGTGCAGGCGACAATAAAGCTATCACAGCACTTATTATCAAGGTTAGCAGAGGTTCAGTTAAGTACAGAGTTCACTTAAAGGGCGGTGATTGGCTTCCTTATGTTACTGGCTTTAATTATGACGATTACGATAATGGCTATGCAGGTGACAAGAAGCACGAGATTGACGCAATAGAAATCATTTACTATACGCCAGAGGGTGAGCCTTGGAAGTATGCAAAGTATATGGTATCTGTATTCAATAACCGCAACTTCTATCCAGAACAGATAGACAATGAAACATCAAATGGAATGGACGGATATGCAGGCGTTATGGGTAATGCAATCGATAAGTTCCAGTTGTGCATTGAATAAGCTGCTTGATGTAATTTAGCGTACTTTGTGATATAATAAATTATAATTGCAAAGAAAGGACAGATAAAATGCTGAAAGATACAATAGTACAAAATAACTATATGGAGTTGATAGATACAGTTAATGTATCCGAACGAAACAAAGAAATTGTAAAAAAATACATAGCTGGAATTAAAATGAAAGCTCTAAGCGAAGAATATAATGTATCATACGAAAGAATTAGAGCAATAATCTATAATTATATATGGCATTGTTCTCACTATAAAAAACGCATAAATAAAAAGTAAACAATTTAATTTGTCGAAAATTGTCGAAATAACACGACCGAAAGTATTTGAAATATACTAACGATAAATGTATAATAAACTTGTCTTTGAGAAAAGACCCTTAAACATTTTCAAGTTCTGGCAGGCGATATTGTTTGATTGGCGTTGGCAATATCGCCGCTACACTTGACACGATAGAACGTGTGTTCTATAATAATTACATCGTCACAATAGTAAAAGAGGGGAAGTGCGAATGTGAATAACAATGACTACAAAAAGGAAATTATTGAAATGGTAGAAAATACTAACGATAATGCAGTATTAGAGTATATCTATAAAATAATAGCAGATATAAAGAAAACTAGTGCAACATAATGTTGCACTAGTACACTTGAAAGAATAAAAGATTTTATCGCAATTTAATAAATCGTGAGTATTAATTAAAGTTCATCATAAGCAAGTAGCCCAAGTTTAGTAATAGTTACATCTTCAAGGGTTTGGGTGATGTAACCTTTATTACTAAGCTCTCTCATAAATGGCAACATTGAAATCATATCAATGCCAAGGCAACTAGCAATGTCGGCATAGTTAGTGTTGCCATTTTTATCTCTTTTCTCTACTATAGTCTTTAAAAAATCCTTCGATTCAATCATTTATTACGACTCTCCTTTAAATAAATTAATTAAGCCGAGGACATATTCTTGCTGTTCGTCACTTAACTCGAAAAATGTTTTTAATGAGTGTAATAATCTTTTGTCATTTCTAATTTTAATCCACAAATCAGCTTGTTCAGATAAAATAAGCTGTTCTTCTTCGCCAGTTCTTAAATATTCGGCTGATACGCCTAAATATTCGGCAATTTTTCCCAACCTATCATCTGGCAATGTACCTTTACGCAACTGACCTATATATCCGTTAGCAAAACCACATTCTAATTCTAATTTATGTATTGAAATCTTCCTTTGTTTGCATAGGTCTTTTACTCTTTCTACCGTGTTCATTTGTGTTTTCCTCCATTTTTTAGAGTTTCACCTAAAAAAGGTGTTGACAAATTAGAGAACACTCTATATAATAAGTTTAAAGGTTAGGGAAAAGCCTAAAAAATAAACTTAAAGGGAAGTGCTCTCAAAATATGTTTCTCGACAATTCGTATATTAGAACTTTCTCTAAAGATTGTCAAGCTTTTCTCTAAATCTTTATTAAATAAAGAAAGGAGAAGTCTATGTTTTATCAAAATGTTGTCGCTTATTGCGAAGAAAATAATTTGTCAATACGCGCATTTGAAAAAAAATGCGGTCTTGGTAACGGAGTTGTAGGCAGGTGGAAAGACAATAATTCTTTACCAGCGTTAACTACAGTACAAAAAATCGCAGAAGCAACAAAAATCCCAGTTGAAAAATGGGTCAGATAAGAAAGGATACGTTTATGGAATTGCAGATTTTTAGTAATGAAGAGTTCGGAGAAGTCCGAATGACAGAAATTGACGGAAAACCATATTTCGTAGCAACAGATGTGGCAACCGCACTTGGATATATAAATCCACGAAAGGCTGTGAACGACCATTGCAAGGGAGTAACGAAACGTGACACCCCTACATCTAGTGGTGTTCAGCAGATGTCATACATAAATGAGGGTGATTTATACCGACTTATTATGAAATCAAAATTACCTAGTGCAGAGAAATTTGAAAGTTGGGTAATGGATGAGGTACTTCCGTCAATTAGAAAGACGGGCAGTTATGGTATGCCAAAGGCAACCGGCGGTCAGATACAGCTTTTAGCACAGGGCTATACAGAACTTGAACAGGCTGTTAACTCTATCAAAGAAGATATGACAGAGCTTAAGGATAACACACCTCTTTACGGCTGTGAGATTGATGAGGTCAAACAGCACGTTAATAGAAAAGGCGTAATTGTACTTGGTGGCAAGGATAGCGAAGCTTATAAGAACGGCAGTATTCGCAGTTCGGTATATTCTGACATATATAAGCAGTTAAAGCGTGAGTTTGGTTGCGTAACAACATATAAGAGCATAAGAAGAAAGTACATTGATAATGTACACAAGTTTATAGATGATTATGCACTACCTATGGCACTTGCTGAACAGGTAAAAGAAGCTAATGCACAGATAAGTATGAGCTTTTAAGGAAAGGAGTTTTAGCAGATTGATATTTATTATTTCTGAAAAAGGCGAGCAGATTAATGAGGCAGAAAAACTTGAAATCCTGGCACACATTGGCAGAAGAACAAGTTACCTCTTAGGAAGAAATAAACATTGTGAGCCATTAAGGAGCATAGTTACAAGAGATATTTTAGGGCAGTTAAAGCACGAATACGGGTGTGGTTTGAGTGAACTTAAAAAGAAGTACATAGCAGACACTCACGATTTTATCGACTGCTACGAACTGCCTACAATAATGAAAGAGAGATATAAGCTATGATACAGGGATTTATGCTAGGAACGATATTCGGGATGTTTTTAGAACTGGCTTGTATCGTTCTGACAATGGCAAGGGCAAAGAGAAAAGAAAGGATTGAACAATATGAAACAGGTAAACGAGAAAGTAATAACAGTACAGGATTGTATTGATATGTACGAGAAAAAAGGAATGTATACAATACTTGATGGCGGTAGAGTTGCTGGATTTGTAGAAAAGAGAGAGGAGAACTAAAGATGAAAGAAAGAAATAACAATATTACAGTTTTTGGGTTAGTTGCGGAAGAGCCAGTTTTCAATCACGAATCAAACGGAGAGGACTTTTATAAGACTTTTATAACAGTTAGAAGAACTAGCGGAGCTTTTGATGCGCTGCCAGTTGTTATATCTGACAGAATTATTGATATGAAAGAAATTAAAGTAGGCGATTGCGTGATGATTACAGGACAGGTAAGAAGTCATAACCTGCACATAGGAGAAAAAAGTAAGTTAGAGCTTTTTATCTTTACTGAAATTATAGAGGCATATGAAAACGAGGTAGAACCACCTTTTGATAATGATGTAGTTCTTAGAGGCTTTATTTGCAAAGAACCTATATACAGGCTAACGCCGCTTGGAAGAGAAATAACAGATGTTCTCATAGCCGTTAACAGAGCATATGGCAAGCCAGACTATATACCTTGCATAACTTGGGGCAGAACAGCTAAGTTCGTAGGTCACTTGCCAGTAGGAACACATATAGAAATGACAGGTAGGTTTCAGTCAAGATCTTATGTGAAGAAGATAAGCGAAGATGAAATTGAAAACAGAGTAGCTTACGAGGTATCAGTAGGCAGAGTTGAGATTATAGAAGAAAAGGAGAATGCTGATGAATAGTGATATTACAGTTTCAGAATTAGCTAGTATGGCAGCAGACAATGAAAAGCGTTGTCAGGTATGGCATCCAGTTCAGGGTGTTATATTTGATGGCACGTTTGATGAACTTGACAGACAGCATTATCTTGCGGATAAGACAGTTGATAACTTCTCAATAGAAGATGATGTGTTCATTATGAATATATAAATAAGGAAAGGATATATTTATGAAAAGAGCAATTTTAAAAAAGGTAGTACTTGAGAACTTTATGTGCTACGCACACGCAGAATTTGATTTTTATGCTATTACAAAGATTATGGCTAAGAATGGCAAAGGTAAGTCAACTATTGCAACCGCTTATATGTGGTGCTTGTTCAACTGTGATTATGAGTTAAAGGATAATCCGGTTGTTAGACGAGAGGTTGACGGAAAGTCCGTTGATGATATGGACACAAGTGTTGAACTTACACTTGATGTTGACGGAAAAGAAATAACTATGAAGAAGGTGCAGAAAAGAACCTACAGCAAAGATGGTAGCAGCTACAAGGACGATAACAAGTATTTTGTCAATGATGTGCCTAAGACATTAAAGGATTTCAACGCATATCTTGATGTGGATATGAATGTATTCAAGATGTGCAGTAATGTAAATGCTTTTCTTAATCAGAAGCCAGCAGAAATGAGAGAATACTTATTTGGTTTAGTAGGAGATGTTACAGACATTGATATAGCTTCACAGAAAGCCGAATTAGCCGAGTTAGTTCCTTTACTTAATAAGTATACAGTTGAAGAGTTATCCGCTATGAATAAGGCTGCCAAGACCAAGATTACAAAGGATTTGCCTATTCTTGACGGACAAATTAAGGAAAAGGAAAGGGATATACAGCTTAAACAGGCTATTGACGTTTCTGACCTTGAATTACAGAAGAACAGCCTGAAAGAACAGATTGCCGATTGCGTGGCAAAGCAGACCGATAATGACAAGCTGATGGCTGAATATGACAAGGCTAGTTCGGATATTCTTAACTTGAAGTTTGAACTTAGTGATATGAGCCGCAAAGCCAATGAGGACAATATTAAGGCCAGAAGAAATCTTGAATCACAGATTAGTAACCTTAATTATGTGATTGAGGATAGTAAGAAATCAATCAGTAATGCAGAAAATGTTGTTGACTTTGATAAAGACAAGATAGCTGAATATCAGAAAGTGCTTGATGGTAGCAGAGCCGAATGGAAAGCTGAAAAAGAACGTGTATTTGACGAGAATAGCCTTGTTTGCCCTTATTGCAAACAGGAATACCCAGAGGATAAAAAAGAGAAATTAAGGGCAGATTTTAAGGCACACAAAGAAGCTAAACTTAACAGAATTACTGATAAAGGTAACACGGCTAAGAAAATGCTTGATGAAGTAAAAGGATTGTTAGTTGAAGCTGAACAGGAATTGACCGACAGAAAGCAGGAGTTAGAAAAGCATTTAGTTGATTTAGCAGACCTTAAAAAGCAGTTATCAGAATTTCCACAGGAAATTGATGTATCAGCTACAGAAGAATACAAGGAACTTGAACAGCAGATAGTTGAAAAGGAACAGGCTATGCACAAAGCTAATGATATTTCGGCGGTTAAGGCAGAATTAAAGGCACAGGAAACAGCTTTAAGGCAGCAGTTAGCAGAATGTGAAAGCCAGATTGCAAAGTCTGATACGGCAGCAGACGAACAGCGACTTGAAGAATTAAAGCAGACAAGGATTGATAGCGAACAAAATAAAACTAATGCCGAGAAAATCATTGATTTACTTGATGAATTAGACAAAGCGAAGAACGAAGCCTTGACAGAAGCAGTAAATAGACATTTTGGGTTAGTTAAGTGGCAGTTGTTTGAATATGCTAAGAATGGCAATTACGAGAGTTGTTGCATACCTACTGTTGACGGAAAGAGCATTTTAACAACTATGTCTAACAAGGGTAACAGGATTTTAGGCAGAGTCGATATTTGCAGTTCAATTCAGAAGATTAGCGATATATCAGTGCCTATTATCTTAGATGATTCTGAAAGCCTTAGTACGGACAATCAGAAGAAAGTTGCTGAAATGGTAGATAGTCAGTTGATTATGCTGATTGTAAATGACAGTGAGAAATTAGAGATTGTGGAGGGATAATATGCAAGGCGAAGATGCTTATGTACTTACAGTAAGCAATAAAGAAGCAGAAGTTATCAAGCAGTTTGTATCAGCAATGGAGAGAGCTACTGTTACGATAGATAATGATGATGTATGGGAAATTATGGAAGCTATCGCATATAAAAGTACTTCCGCAAATGTAATAGGCATAAAAATTATATATGAAGAAAGTGAGAAAAGCTGATGGGCGTAAAAGGATATAAAGCATTTAACAAAGGAATGATATGCAGAGGTAAACAGTACGAAGAAAATGCTACTTATGAAGAAAACGGAAATGAAATATGCGAAGCAGGTGTAATGCATTTCTGCGAAAATCCATTTGATGTGCTGAATTATTATCCACTTGTTGATGAAAATGGCGACATTTCAGATTTTGCAGGTGTTGAAGCTGTTGGAGATATTTATAAAAGAGAGGATAAAATAGCTACAAATAAGCTTCATATTGGTGCAAAACTTGGGCTTAAAGGGTTTATTAAGGCTTGCGTAGATTTTACTATTGAAAAAGTAAGAGTTGAGTCTGGTAAAGATAACGAAGCTGATAGTAGTGGATATTCCGCACAGATAGGTTCAAGTGGAGATTACGCAAAGATAGGTTCAAGTGGAGATTACGCAAAGATAGGTTCAAGTGGAGATTCCGCAAAGATAGGTTCAAGTGGAGATTCCGCACAGATAGGTTCAAGTGGAGATTACGCAAAGATAGGTTCAAGTGGAGATTACGCAAAGATAGGTTCAAGTGGAGATTACGCAAAGATAGGTTCAAGTGGAGATTCCGCAAAGATAACATCCAAGGGTAAAAATTCAGTTGTTATGGCAGCGGGCTATAATTCAATAGCAAAAGCAAAAATCGGTAGTTGGATAACGTTGGCTGAATGGATTAGAATCAATAAGACAGACGATAACGGTAACCATATATGGATTCCTAAGTGTGTAAAAACAGAATATGTAGACGGAGAACGTATCAAAGAAGATATATTCTATAAATTAGTTGATGGCGAATTTAAAGAAGTAGAAAGTGAGGATTAATTATGGCAGAGAATACGGCAGTTACGGAAAAGAAAGCGTTTACCACCTCTTTAAGTGAGTGGAGCAATACAATGACAGGGCTTATTATCAATGATTATAAGGCTGTTGGAATGGATATGGACGATTACGCAAAAGAGTGTGCTATGGAAGCTATGACAAGCATATTTAATCTTGTTAAGAATGACCCTAAGATTAATATGGGAAATCTTGATACAAGTAATTTGAGAGGCATTGTCAAGCGTTGTGCAAGCCTTAAATTAAATGCTAGTGCATATCCAAGAGAGTGCTATTTCCAGTTAAGAAGTGTAAAGGTGGGAGTTGACCCACAGACAAACAAGGATATATGGCAGAAACAGGTTGAAATGGGAATCGAGGGTACAGGCTATGATTCCCTACTTGCTAATTACGGAAAAGATGTTAAACAGGTATATCCGTATTGGGTAATTAAAGAGGGTGACAAGTACATACCACCTAAGCATAAAGGACTTACAGTTACAGAGCCAGAGTGGGAAGAAAGCGGATTATCTGATAAAGCGGTAAGAGTTGTATATCCTGTTAAGCTATTAGACGGCACAGTAACATATCTTTCTGCTGATAGAGACAGTGTTAAGGTAAATCTGTTAGCGCATGTTAAGCAAAACATAATGAATGAGACTTTTGGTATTTGTGAGGATAGATACCACGCCACACCAAAGCAGAAAGCAGAAATTAAGGCTAAGAAAGACGAGATACTCAATGCCTTAAGAGTGTGCAAGACGGTTGATGAAATGCTTGAATGTGAGCTTGCAAGACCTTTTATAAGCGGTGCTTGGCTTGATACCCCAGAGAGTATGATACAGAGAAAAATGTGTAACAATGCAACAAGGAAATACCCTAAGAATTATGACCCGATGGCAAGACAGGCGCAAGTTGAAATGGACGAGGTATATCAAGTTGCACAGGCTGAAATTGCTGAAAATGCTAATACTGTTGAGTTTATAGAAGATAAGGCAGATGTAGTTGACGACACAGCCGCAGAAGCAACCGAAGAACAGGCAGAAGATAGCACATTACCGCCATTTATGCAGGCAGAATAGGAGTTTGAGTATGAGAATAATTTCGCAGGACGGAGCATTAGATGTTCCATATAATGATTATCAATTATTTGTTATTGGTGCTAAATATGATGCAAAAGTAGCACGTATATATTGCCAAAACTCATACGCACCAAGTGTAAAAATTGCTGAATACTCAACCAACGCAAAGGCACTTAAGGCTATGGAAATGCTTAGAAAAGTGTATGAAAATAATGTGTTTTATCATTGCACAGCCAGTTCAAAGCGTTTTGAAGAAGTACAGAGTATTTTGAGCGAGGAACAATTTCAGAAAGCTACAACAGAGTACTTTCAGTTCCCACAGGATGATGAAATCGAGGTGTAAATATGAAACAAAATCCAATAATACGTGCGTGCGAATTGTGTGGAAAACCACAGCAAAAAGATGAATCACGTTCTAATAAAAATTGGAATGTTTATGACGCAAAAGCTGTTTGTGAGTGCGGTGGAAAATTCAAAATAATGCTAAGAGAAGATGCGGAGAAATTAAGGAATGAAACTTAAATGTATTGCAACAGGAAGTGCCGGAAATTGCTATCTGCTAACTTCCAACAGTGGAGAAACACTTATCCTTGATTGTGGAATACCGATTAAGGAGATTAAAAAAGGCTTAGATTGGAACATAAGGGGGATAAAGGGTGTGATTATAAGTCACACCCACCTACCCTAGACCACAGCAAGTCATTAAACGATTTTAAATCAATGGGAATACCGATTTATGCACCATATTTGAAGATTGATTATATGTCAATGAATATGGGTGAATTTACAGTAAAACCCTTTGATTTGACAACAATAGACGGAAATTGGACACACACACACGCAAACGGCGAGCCTTGTCCGATATTCGGCTTTCTGATTACACACAAAGAAATGGGAAGAATGCTTTATATAACCGATTGTGAACTAATCAAATGGAAGTTTAGAGACATAAACCACATTCTATTAGGCGTGAATTATGACAAGGATTTAATCGACAGGGATAACACAGGCAAAGCTAATCACGTATTCAGGGGTCACTTATCCATTGACACAGCTTGCGATTTTGTTAAAGCAAATTATTCAGATAGCTTGCAGAACGTCATAATGTGCCATCTATCAGCAGAAAACGCTGATAGAGATAGTTTCATCGAGAAGATGAAAAAAGTTTCTTGTGGGGCAAATGTAGATGTTGCGGTTGCAGGGAAAAGTTGGGAATTGAAAAATCCTAGCGAATGTCCGTTTTAGAAAGGAGAATTGATATGCCGAACTGGTGCGAAGGAATGTTAAAAATCAGAGGAAAGCAGGAAGATGTATTTAATCTTCTGGCTGACAATCTTCAAGTTTGGAAAACAGTTATCATTAGAGAACCAAAATTTGATATGCGAGAAGAACTTGACAAAGAAGCTATTGAGATAGACCGAGAAGATGGAACTATATATGTCGAAAAGACTGCATATATAAAAGGTACTCGCAGAAACTTTGTTGAGCCAAACGACATAAATGTCTAGAAAAGAAAAGATGGAAATGCCTGTATTGCTGTGGAATTTAAAGCAGCTTGGGATGTAGAAACCGAACCATACATTGAATTATCCAAAACATACAATGTGGATATAAAAATAGAAGCATTTGAAAGAGGTATGGAATTTAGCAGATATATTCTTATAGAAGATGGCAACTTAAAAGAGGATAAAGAAACTAAATATGATGATTATGTATGGGAATGCGTAATGCCTAACCTTGGAGGTTGATTAGATGATTAAAGGTAGAAAAGTCTACGACCCATTAACTGATACTTGGAGTACAGGCTATTGGGTTGTGGATGATAAAGGGAATTATTACCCTGTGTGGGTGGAAAGGAGATTATATGGCTAAATATAAAGATATTTTGGGAAATGTAAGAGAGTATGAGGACAATACAATAACAATCAGCCTTGAAAGATACAATACTTTGATTATTAAAGAAGCTATTGCTGATTGTCTTGTAGAAGCCAAGACGAAAGAGAAAGAAGATAATTAAGAGGGAAAGGAGCAGTAATGGAGAGATTAACAAAAGTGATGAGTTGTCCTAACGGAACGAAAATTTATGATATATCCAACAAGCTTTTCGGATTAAATATTAGCAGAGCAGATAAAACAAGAATGATTTTAGAAAAACTTGCAGAATATGAAGACTTAGCGGAACAAGGTAGACTTGTTATCCTACCTTGTAAAGTGGGAGAGACATATTACAGCATTGAAGTTAATACGAAATCTTGTGAAGAATGTGATTTTTTTCAAAAAGGATATTACTGTGACGATTTCTGTGAAAACAAAATCGTCACAGATGAAGATGATGATACATTAATTAATCCTCAATATTCAGATAAGGTGTTCTGCAAAAAACATTTTTATGAAATTAATAAATGCTTTTTTGACAATGTTGATGAAATTTTTAATTTACGAGAGTGTTTTGGTAAAACAGTATTCCTTACAAAACCTGAAGCAGAAGCAAAACTGAAAGAATTGAGAGGTGGAGAAAATGAAAGTAGTAATTGACATACCTAAAGATTTCGAAGGGGATTATATTGTTGACAAATTCAAAGATTTCTTTTCGAGGGTTATTGTAGATATTGATTGCAAAGGTATGTGTGGTAGATACGAGAAAGAAATTGCTGAAATGTTTTTAAAGTCATTTGACGATAGTAAAGAAAAGATTTCTTGCAACTGCAAGCACAACAGCAATTCAAGAGATAATGAGCCTTGTTGCAGATGTGATAGCAAACAGACCAATGCTGACAGAATAAGGAATATGTCGGATGAGGAGTTAGCGGAGTTTTTAGATATTGTCGGAGAAGATGGTATTTCCTCACAGTATGCGGACATTCCGTGCGATTGTTGCTGTGAAAAAACAGAATGTTCTAAATGTTGGAAAGAATGGCTTCAATCAGAAGTGGAATAGGAGAGAATATGGCAAGAATATTTAGAGTTAGTGGCTATTTAGTTTGTGATAGAGAAACTACAGCAAAAGAATTAGAAAGTTATTTTGATACTATGCCTGGCGAATGGTGGCAGCAGTTTCATATTGAACAGTCGGAAGAGTTTATACTCAATGGAGAAAGTAGTTCCAATTGTGACCTTACGTTACTCACAAGGCATTTTAAGGCAGATAACATCAGTACAGAATTTGACAGACCTTTACCACAGAAAGGCGAGAAATATAAGCATTTCAAGTTAGGCAAGATTGTTACAGTTATCGGTATTTCAAGGCATACCGAGACAGAGGAAATGTCGGTTGCGTATGAATATGAGGGACATATTTGGAACAGACCTCTTGAAATGTTTATGAGCGAGGTTGATAAGGAAAAATATCCTAACGCAGAACAGAAATACAGATTTGAAAGGCTTAGTGATGTTTTGGTGCGAGAAAGAAAATAGGTGGTATCCGGTTTGGAGTTGTGACAGAAAGGAATGCGAATTTGACGAATTTTTAGCACTTGCAGTAGACAATGTGGAAGCAGAAGAAAGTGAGGGAAAATAATGAACAGAGTAATTTTATGTGGCAGGCTGACTAGAGAGCCAGAGATTAGATATTCACAGACAGTAAACGGAAGTATGGCAGTAGCAAGATATACATTAGCTGTTGACAGAGCTTTTAAGAAAGAGGGCGAACAGGCAGCAGACTTTATTAACTGTATCGCATTTGGCAAGAATGGAGAGTTTGCAGAGAAGTATTTACATCAGGGAACTAAGATTATCGTTGAGGGCAGATGGCAGACAGGCAATTATACTAACAAGGACGGACAGAAAGTCTACACTAATGATTGTGTTGTTGAAAGACACGAATTTTGCGAAAGTCGTGCTAATCAGCAGAGCAATAATAACAATGGAATTATGGGCGGTAATGCTAGTTCAGACAGCTTTATGTCAATTCCAGATGGTATAGCTGACGAGGGATTACCATTCAATTAAAGAGGTACGAGTATGACAGAAAGTGAAGCAATTAAAAGAATTAAAGAATGCAGAAATACACCAAATTTTCAACCATACATATATATGAATGAAGCATTGAATATGGCAATACAGGCACTTGAAAAGCAGATATCGAGGAAACCAGATTTTACAGAAGATAAGAAATTTGCTTTATGTCCTTGTTGCAATGGTAAGGGCTTACTTGACAAGCAGAAATATTGTGATAATTGCGGTCAGAAGTTAGATTGGAGTGATAGTGATTGAGTTATCAGAACATAGCGAGAGCCAAGGCGATTGAACAGGAAAATAAAAAGCGACTGTTGAAGTTGAACCCAAAGCTGAATGACAGGAGTGGGATTTACTTCCTACTCCGAGAAGATGAAAACGGATTTAAGTACGCTTATGTCGGACAGGCAGTACATACACTTAGCAGATTGGCAAGCCACCTTGTAGGATATGAACAGCACATAGACCTTAGCTTACGCAAGCATAAGCTGTACGACAAAGAGAAAAATCCTTATGGTTGGCGAGTTGAATTTCTGAATTTCCCCGAAAGTCAGCTTGACGAAAAGGAGAAGTATTACATCAAGCTATATGCTGATAAAGGTTATCAGCTTAGGAATGTCAGTTTAGGCGGTCAAGGAGAAAATCGTGCTAGTGGTTCAATAGGCGAGAGAAAAGCACCTAAAAGCTATATGCAGGGCATACATCAAGGAAAAAAGGTGTTGGCGAGGGAATTATCATCTATCGCAGAAAAACACCTTATAATCCGCTTAAAGCCAGAAAAAGAGCATAATAAGGTGTCACAGAAACAGTACGAGAAGTTCATGGATTTATTGAAAGTGGGTGATTCAGAATGAGAATTTTGAGCAGTAAAGATTATTCTTGGCTTATGGACCGAATAGAAACTCTTTCCAATGAAAATGAAAGATTGCAGATGAAAGTTGATGAAATAACAAAAGAACAGCCTAACGATTGTAAAAGCAATGAGGGAAGTCGCTTTTGTGGCATTTGTGAGTTTGGCTATTTGAGAACAAGAAATCCGCTTGGGGCAGATTTTTACGCTTGCAGTAAAACAGTGTCTTGTGAAGATTTTAAGAGAAAAGAAGACAACTAACTAAAAATCAAAGAAAGGAATAGGTTGTGCGCACATAAAACCGAGGTTTCCTTTTGGTAGATTTAGAATGTATAAAAAGAAGATTAAATGTGAGATATATCGTGATTCAATGCAGAATTACAAGAAATATGCAATACCGCCAGCACAACTTATCATAGCTGATGTTCCTTATAATGTAGGAACTAACTTCTATGGAAGTAACCCAATGTGGTATAACGGTGGCGATAACAAGAATGGCGAGAGCAAACTTGCGAAAAAGGCGGCTTTCAATTCGGATTTTAACTTTAATTTGTATGAATACTTCCATTTTTGTTCAAAGATGTTGAAGAAAGAAGATACAAAACCTATCGCAAGGGGGAGAAGTAGTAATAGCCCTTGTATGATTGTATTTTGCGCATTTGAGCAGTTATCAACATTGATTGCGGCGGCAAAGAAACACGGATTCGTTAATTACATACCGCTTGTATTCTGTAAAAATTACAGTCCACAGGTACTTAAAGCTAATATGCGTATCGTAGGTGCTACGGAATATGCACTTGTATTATACCGAAATAAGTTACCTAAATTCAGAAACGGCTTGCAGATTGATGAAAACGGAAAGAATATCAGAGGTACAGGACATATGGTATTTAACTGGTTTGACGGCGGTAGTGAAGCGGAATGGGGCAGAACTTACTACAACAATGGTTCATATATGATGTGGGAGAAAGACGGAAAAGATGTACCGAAGATACACCCTGCACAAAAGCCCGTAGCAGTCCTTAAAAAGCTGATTGAGATTTTTACAGACGAGGGAGATGTTGTTGTTGACCCTTGTTGCGGTAGCGGTAGCACACTAAGAGCCGCCGCAGAGCTTGGCAGAAGCGCATACGGATTCGAGATTGACAGAAACTTTTACGAGCGTGCAAAGAATGAAATGCTTGTATTTGAACACGATAATCAAATGGATATAAGTGATTTTATAAATGGTGGTGAGAGCAAATGTTAGATTTTGGATATTACAACATGGATTGTATGCAAGGAATGAAAGAATTTCCCGACAAATATTTTGACCTTGCGATTATTGATGTGCCTTATGGTATTGGAGAAAACGGAGATAAAAACCATACAAGAAGTAAATTAGCGAAAGCAAAAGACTATAAAGCATTTTATGGAAACGATTTAAAACCACCAGATAAAGAATATTTTGACGAACTTTTCAGAGTTTCAAAAAATCAGATTATATGGGGTGCTAACCATTTTATAAGTAAAATTCCATACGATAGTAGTTGTTGGATTGTTTGGGACAAGGATAATACAGGAGATTTTGCAGATTGTGAACTTGCGTGGACTTCATTTGATTCTGCAGTAAGAAAATTCAAGTATCGTTGGAATGGTATGTTGCAGGAAAATATGAAAAATAAAGAAATTCGCATACACCCTACGCAGAAACCCATCGCACTTTACGAATGGATTTTAAGCCAATACACAAAAGATGGAGATATTATTCTTGACACTCATGTAGGCAGTGCGAGTAGCTTGATAGCTTGCTATAACACTAACCATAAATTTGTCGGGTTTGAGCTTGACGAATACTATTACAAGGTGTCAAAACAGAGGTTAGATACCGAAATGGCACAAATGAGATTAAGTGATTTTATGGGAGATACAGTATGACACAAGACGGACAGTTTGAATTAACTGACTTTTTGAGCAAGAAGATTGCGAATAAATCTGTTATGGACTTGACAGCTTGGATAAATAGTCAAGGCAAGGCACAATATACACAGATTGGTGAAGTTATAAGGAATGCTTACAACTTGAATAAAGATAGCGAAGAACTTATTGAAAGGCTTACAAATGCTGTATCAGTGTATGTTCTTAATCAGTCTATGGGATATATGGATTATTTACGAAAGGAAAGCGAATAATGAAAGACGAAACAAAGCAGGAAATATAGATTTTACTTGACCTACTCAAAGGCAGTCTTACAAGAAATGGTGTAAGTATGGCAACGGACAATAGTGGCAACTTGATGTTCTTTGATACGTCTGCCTATGTTAGAAGTAAAGGCAAGGAATTTGACGGATTCAGAGTTAATATTAACGATTTAGTGAAGTAACAATGTGGCAGAACTTGAAGAGGTAATTATGGCAGGCAATTTTATTAAAATTGACAGAAAAATTTTAAAGTGGGAATGGTGGAGTGACATTAATACATTCAGACTTTTTATGTATATGTTGATAAGTGCCTATTGGAAAGACGGAAATTACAAAGGCAAGATAATTGAAAGAGGGTCTTTCCCCTCTTCAATATCTGAATTATCAAAAGAAACTAATTTGTCTGTAATGGAAATTCGTACCTCGCTAAAACACTTACAATTAACAGGCGAAATAACAAGCAAAGCAACAAACAAATTCACGATATTTACTGTGGTTAACTACAATTTGTATCAAACGGATAACAAGCAAGATAACAAACAAATAACAAGCAACTTAACAAACAATCAACAAACAGATAACATTCTATTAACAAACTCTATATTAAAAGAAAGTAAGAATGAAAGAACAGAAGAAATTAAAGAAGATAAGAATATAAAAGAAAAAGATATTACTAACGTAATATCCAAAAAGAAAAGTTATTATCCAGATGATGAATTACTTGATGAAGCATTTAACGAGTATGTGACAATGCGCAAGAGAATTAAAAAACCTATCTGTACTGACAAGGCATTGCATAGGGCTATGAATACTCTCGAAAAGCTATCGGGTGGAGATAATGACTTAGCCATTGAAATTCTTAATCAGTCAGTAGACCATTGCTGGCAAGGACTGTTTGAGCTGAAAGAAGATAATTCTAATAAGCAAGGCAATCAGATTTTCAATAAGGGTGCTATTGACTGGGATAATGTGTAAAAAAGGGGGCAGTAAGAATGAGCAGATTAGATGATACACTTAATGGAATTAATTTCAGATACGATTATCCGCACAACGGAAGGGTTGAATCACTTTTAAGAACAATAGCGATTAATAGTGCTATTATATGCGACAAATTAGATACTGTTTCTAATCAATTGAAGGGAGGTAATTATGGTAAGAGAAGAAACAGTTAAAATCATTCGCATTATGTGTGATTGCTACCCTAACTACAAGCCTAACAATTTATCAGAGACAGTAGATGTGTGGAATATGATGTTGGAAAATTACAGTTATGAACAAGTGTCAGTCGCACTTAAAGCGTATATCAACTCTGATACAAGCGGATTTGCTCCAAGTATAGGACAGTTGATAGGTAAAATACAGACTATATCACAACCGCAGGAACTTGACGGAATGGCAGCTTGGGGGTTAGTCAGTAAAGCATTACGGAATGGCACATATGGGGCGGTTGAAGAATTTAACAAGCTACCGCCACTTGTCAGGCAAGCGGTTGGTATGCCAGATAACCTTAAAAACTGGGCGACATCAGATTATCAGACGATAGAAACAGTAATACAATCGAATTTCTTAAGAACTTACGAAACAGTTGTTAAGCGTGCGAATGAAATAAATCGTATGCCAGACGACATTAAATCACTTATCGAAAAGACGAATGCAAATTCGTATAAGGCTCAAATCGAGCAAAAATTCCAAAGAGATATGAATACATTACAAATTAAAGAAAATGCCCTTATCGGTCAAAATACAAGCACAGAAGAATATATCGAAGTACCCAAAGAGATACAAGATAGAATTGACAGAATGAGAGGTTGA